TGCTGGATTCGGCGCTGGGCTGCGCCGTGCACACCACCCTGCCCGCCGGCCGCGGCTACACCACGGCCGAGCTGGGCCTGAACATCGTGCGCGCCGCCACCGTCAAGAGCGGGCCGCTGCGCGCCATCGGCAAGGTGATCCACAGCGGCCGGCAACTGGCCACCGCCGAGGCCCGCATCGTGGGGCCGGACGACAAGCTCTACGCCCACGCCACCACCACCTGCCTGGTGTTCGAAGCACGCTGAGCCTGGGGTCGCGGCAAAATGGCCGCATGCGACTACTCCACACGATGCTGCGCGTTGGCAACCTCCAACGCTCGATTGACTTCTACACGCAGGTGCTCGGCATGAAGCTGCTGCGCACCTCGGAGAACCCCGAGTACAAGTACTCGCTGGCCTTCGTCGGCTACGGCAACAACCCGGACCATGCCGAGCTGGAGCTGACCTACAACTGGGGCGTGGAGAGCTACGAGCTCGGCACGGCCTACGGCCACATCGCGCTGGGCGTGCCCGACGCCTACGCGGCCTGCGAGCGCATCAAGGCCGCTGGCGGCAAGGTGACGCGGGAAGCCGGCCCGGTCAAGGGCGGCACCACGGTGATCGCCTTCGTCACCGACCCCGATGGCTACAAGGTCGAATTAATACAAAGGGAATCAACGACTTATGAGGATGGCCGCCAATCGGCCGCCATTTCTGATCCCTTGCGTAGCTCTTGAAGGGATTTCTGTTGGCCTCCTAGAGGGCTGACCGCGCGCGCCGTGAATATACTGTTTGTTCAAACAGTGTTTCGAGGTGCAGGAAGTGAGTGATGTAGCGCCATGGTTCGAGCCCGGCAGCGGCTTCTACCGCATGGGTCAGTGGGCGCCCGGCAGCTTGGCGGACAAGGAAGCTCGGCCGAAGGCGGCCTATCGCTGCGTGATCTTCAGGATGCGCCGCCCGGGCACTGGGGAGAAGCTGCCGGCCGCCCGTGTGCTGCTCCAGCATCCGGTCAGCGCCGGCATCATCTGCACGGACCACTACACCCACCCTCGCTGGCATGCGGAGGCGCTGGCCCTTCCCGACCTCGGCCACCAGCTGCTGCAGATGCACGATGTGCGCCTGGTGCGCGTGCGCGGCGGCTTCCGTCAGTACCAGGGGGTTGAGTACGGCGAGAAGGCGCTGACGAGCTGGGCGCAGACGTGGTTCTGTGCGCCTAACGAGGCAGCCGCGCGGGCCGTTCTCGACCAGATGGCCGCCAGCGGATAAAGCATGGGAGCTGGGCTACTGGAATTCGTCAAACTGGCGCTCGGCCCGTTCGGCTGGCGTTTCCCGTTCGGGCCGCTGCCCCATTTGGGGCCAGTACGTCCGGAAGATCAGGCCCCAGGCAACCACCCACATGACTGCAAGGAACGCCAGTTCCCAGGTTTCAAAGTGCTGCATCCGTCACATTATGTGAGAGTGTCGCTTGATGTAACTTCCGGGGAAACCTTTACCCGCTTGAACTGCTTCGCCGTCAGGCCGCGGTCGTCGTTGTACTTGTCGGTCATCTCCTTGGAGGAGTGGCCGAGCAACGTCTGCGTGTCGACGCCCTGCGCGCGGTACAGGCGTTCGGACAGCGAGCGCAGCTCGTGCAGCGACGGCCACTCGCGCGGCCCATAGGCGCCGTCGCCTAGAGCGGCGCGGATGACCTCGTGGAACCGGACGGAAAGGCTGGAGAGTTCAAGCGGCCGGCCCCTGGTCTTTCGGAGAAGCGTTGGGCCGGGCGCGTCGTAGTGGCGGCAGAGGTCGATGACCTCGCCGACCGTCAGCCCCAAAACATCCAGCCGCAGCGACAGCGGGATCGCGACGCGCGCGCCGTAGCCCTTCCCCGCTTCCTTCTGCTGCTCGACGTGCAGGTAGCCATCCACCACGTCGTCGAACCGCATCTTGGCCAGGTCGGCGCGGCGCTGGCCCGTGACCAGTCCGAGCAGGATCATGGGAGAGACCCAGGGCTGGCGGTGGGCGGTCGCGACCTCCGCCATCGCGTTGAACGTCTCCAGGCTCATGCGCTTTCGCGTGACCTTCACCCGAACGCGTCGCGTGGCCAGCACCGGGTTCACGTCGATCCACTCGTTGATCAGCGCCTCCTGCATCACGTCCTTCAGGTGGTCCATGACGCGCCTTGCCAGCGCCGCCCGGGAGCCGAAGGCGTCCTGCGCCGCGGCCGTGATGTGTCGGGCTTTGACCGAGCGGATGGGCATGTGCCCCCAAAGGCGCTCGATGTGCTTCAGATTCGACGTGTGGTTGACCAGCGTGGCCGGCTTGTAGGGACGGCGCGCCAGGATGTCGCGGTAGACGACCAGCCAGTGGCTGACGGTGCGCTCAGCGGCCGGCGCCGGCGGTTGCCGGATCCCGCCGACCGGCGCCGTGCCGCTCGTGATGCGGCCGGCGGCGAGCGCCTCGCGGATGAGATGCAGTAGGTCACCGCCCAGCAGGCTCGCGTCGACCTGCAGGGTGACGTGCAGCGCGACGGGTTGATGCGCGCCGCTCACTTGCGCGGCCAGGCCTGTTCCATCAGTCCGGTGTCAGCGGAATGGCCATCAGCTTTTCCCGCGAGGTCTGCACCGCGCTCCGCCAGTCGCTCACCTCGAGCTGCCAGGTTTTCGAGTAGGGCTGTGCAGGTGCTGGCGTACTGCGCGAGGGGGCCGCGGGCAGCGCGCTCGATTCGACCGGGCAGGTGGGCAAAGTCGCCCCGCAGCCCTGCAGTAGTGCCGCGCAGGTCAACAAGGCTGCGCGAGAGATCCTGTTGCGCTGCCGCGTTGCGCTGGCCGACGGCTTGGAAGTTGGCGAGGGCATCGTTCAATCCTTTCTGAAAGCCGGCCATGTCGATGACAGCCTGGCGGGTGCCGACCAGCTCGGTACTGGTGGCTTGGTGCTTCAGCTGCTCGATCTGCAGGCCGTAGCGCTGGCTCTGCGTCCACCAGGCGCCTCCGGCACCGATGGCCAGAGCGGCGCCGGCAGCGGCCAGATGGGTGTAAAGCGTGCTCACTTGAACCTCCAAAGCTTGCGCGGGCAGGATGCAGCGACGTGGCCGGGCTGCATGCAGGCAGTGCAGATGTCGCCGCGCAAGGCCGCATCCCACCAGCCAAGCCACATGGCCCAGGCAATCGCGCTCACAGGCGCCCCCAATCGCTCAGGGCTGTCTGGCCCTCGCCCAACGCGGCGCGCAGGGACGGCGCCATCCGCTCCATGTCGTCGGGCCACGGCGCGAAGACCTGCTGAACCGCATAGGTGTCCTGCAGCCGGGCGAGCAGCGCGGACGGGCTGTAAGGGAACGCGCGGGTCCATCCCAGCGCTGTGCCCACAGCTTCGGTGCATGTCCAGCGGCCGTTCTCCTCGTGCACCACGCCCCACCAGAAGCGGACCATGGCGCCATAGTCGTACCGCTCTCCGGCATGCTGGTGGAACCACTTGTGCGCGCGCGGCCCCAGGGAACCCGGCAGTTGGAAGAAGTCCCAGGCCTCGATGCCGCCGCTGTACTTGATCTCCTTCATGCGGACGCCCTCGCCCATCACGCTGCTGGCGGACATGCCGTTGTCCAGCACCAGCTCGCAGTGGCTGTAAGGGCCGTGGTCCAGTCGCTTGCCGATGGCGTGCGAGACCGGGCCGAACAGCGTCGGACGGGCCGTCTTCTTGAGCGCGAGCCTCATGGCGCGGCCCCCGCCAGCAGGCCGGCCGAGAAGTGGCCGCTCCTACCCCACTCCGCGCACAGCTCGTTCGTGGTGTCGCGGCGGTCGACCAAGCCGGGCAGCTTGGTGCGCTGGCCTGCCATCGTGCCGTAGACCCAGCGCGGCATCTGCGCGCAGGCGCCGGCCAAGTCGCCGGCATTGGCCAGGCGCTGGATCGTCGTGTCGGTCAGGGCACCGGGGCCCAGGTTGAAGACCATGTCGATGAACGACGCGCGCACCCACGGGTTGTAGGTGTCCCAATGCTGCAGCCGGGCCTTCGCCTGCTTCTCGGCAGTGCGGTAGCGCGGCACCTCGATGCGGTGGCAGTCCTCGCGCGTGTAGAAGCGGCCGGCCACGACATCGGGCCCGGTGATGCCGTTGCAGACCGTGAGGGGCTGGCCCTTGCCGAGCCGGTCAACGTAGGGCGTGCCGATGTGCCGGCCCGAACTCTCGAAGTGCGCGCCGAGCTCCATCGCCAGCAGCACCTCGGCGCTCGGGCGCTGGCCCGCCACGAAGGCGCCGCCGGCCACGGCCACGCTGGCCGCAACAGCCAGCAGGCGCTTGCGCAGCACCGGGCTCACGGCAGGCTCCTGGGCTGCGCGACGATGCGCGCGGCGGCGGCGGCCAGAGACACCAATACCGCGGCGCCAGCGAACCAGCCGCTGGGCCGCTCCGGCGCCACGAAGGGCAGCGCGAACTCGACCGCAGACAGGCCCGCCGACAGGATGGCCAGCCGCACGCTCCATGCGCGCCGGATCAGGCGAGGCCAGTCATCGAGGAGAGACATCGTGCCCCCTTCCCAGCGACTGCTTCGTCAGCACGTCCTTCAGGATCCGCAGTTCGCTCTCCACGTTTTCCTGTCGGAACTTCAGCAGCGCCTGTTCGCCGGCCAAGCTGTTGACCTGCGTGTTGCCGGCCTTCACCGTGATCTGCAGCTCGGTCACGTTCTTCGCGGTCTGTTCCGTGGTGAAGTACATGCTGACCAGCAGGAATGCGCCGGTCGCCGTCGCGGTGATGACTCCCCACAGCGGGATTCGCATGTCGACGATGCGCGCGATGCGCACCGGGTCCTGGTCGTGTTGCGGTTCCGACATACGATCAGCTCTCCCCGGCCATGGCCAGCAGTTGGAAAAAGGACGACGGCGAGATGCCGGCGATGACGCCGCCAGTGCCTGGCGGCAGGACAGGAGGCGCCGCTGGCAGCGTGACCTCCTTGGAGAGCACGTTGCTCGCCACGTCGACGTTGATCGCTCGCACGTCGAGGTCGTAGGTGGTTAGAGGCGCGCCAGGGAAGTACCGCGTCAGCAGGGTCGAGTTGCTCACCCATGCGTCGCCATCAATTGCCACCTCGTAGCGCGTCACGACACCTACCGCCGCCGGCCACGTGGCGCGGAACCCTTGATGCGAAACTTCGCTGAAGGTGATCTCACCGGGCATGACCGGCGGAGCCAGAACGGCCTGGACGCTCACAGCAGCCCACCGGGTGTAGATGGTGGCCGCTTGGTTGGTCACTTGAGCCCGGTACTCTCGGCCATCGTCGGCCACAGCCAAGGAGGAAGTCGTCAGCGAGGTGCTGGTTGCGCCAGGCACTGCTGTGCCGTTGCCGGTGTTGCCTTTCGGGCGCGTGAACCACTGGACCACGTTCGTGCCGCCGCCGTTTGTGGCCTCGAACGAGAACCCTGCAGCTTCGCCCTTGATGACCGCATCGTCGGCCGGCTCAGTGATGATCGTCGGAGCGGCAACAGGCGCGGTGACGGTAAGAACAGCCGGCGAGCTCGTGACGCTACCCGCCGCGTTGGACAGGTGGAAGGTGATCTCCGCGCCGTTGTCGTCGACGGTGCAATCTGAGATGGTCAGGGACGCTGTTCCTGCTCCAACGACAGCACCAGGGATGTTTGCGCCGTCGCGCCGCGCTTGTACCGTGGGCGAGGTGCCGGTAAAACTAACGCTGAACACCGCGTTGTCGCCGTCATTGACCGTCGTGCTGTCCGGCTGGTCGGTGATGCTGGGCGGGGCCACCACAGCCGGCTGGGTGAAAACCGGGCTGGACACCACTTCGGAATCACCATCCGGGTGCTCGTGGAAGGCGTGCGCGTAGAAGTTGCCAGACGCCGTCAGGCTGGAGGCGTTCAGGTCGCGCGTTCCAGGCGTTGTCACGGCCTGGCTCAACTTGCGGCCGGCCACGACGGCAGCGCCGGTGTTGGTTTGGCCGGCCTTGATCTGCGTCTTGGTGGGCTTGGTCGTTACGCCCGTGATGACGACCCAGGCGGTGCCACCGGAGCGCGTCGTGTCCAGGCTGATCTTGGCGGTGGTCGGCGCAGTCGGCAGGCCCACCACGTTGCTGACGACAGGGGGATCGGCCACCTCGGTCTGCTCGGGGCCTTCGGGGCTGCCGATGTAGCTGTCCACGACGAGCGTGGGGCCGCCCACGCCGGTGGTGGCGCCCTGGCTGTTCAGCAGCAACAGCGAAGCCGTGTATGTCCCGGTGAGCAGGTTGATGATGTCCGGGATCGACCAGGTGCCGCCAGAGATGACGATGGCGATGGGGCCGACGGTGGAGGTGCCGGTCAAAGTCAACGAACCAGATGCGGCGTTGGACACCGTGCCGGCGAAGCTGGCCGTCTGACCGCTGACGGCTCCAGTCGTGAACGTGCCAGCAGCCAGTGGCGGTGCACTAGTCCGCTGAATCGCGCCGATGTCTGGATTCAGGCCGCGGTTGTTGCCGTTGACATCGGGCATGTTGTCCGAGCGGCCGGTTGCCCCGCCGAGCAGCGCCGAGGTGGACCTCGGGCGAAGGTTGCTGGCGATGTTCTCGAACAGTGATGCCGCCGTGGCGCCGGTCGTCCACGACGCGGATGTGTAGGTCGTGCCGGTGCCGGTCTGGACGTAGGCGCCCGTGAGGTAGTTGCCGCGGCTGTTGCTGGACGATGCGGCGCCCAGGTTGGCGGCGGTGTGCACCGTCTCCCAACTGCCGACCAGCGCGTTGTCGATGACCCAGAATCCGCGGTTGGCGGCCGTCACCTGAAGACGGAGCGCCCGGCCGGCGCCACCAGCTGCAACGATGGTGTTGCGATAGATGGCGCCGCCGGTGCCGGTGATCACGCCGACACTGGCGTCCGTGCCCGACCCGATTACCACGCTGTCAAGCAAGAATGCTTGCGTGGGCTCGGTCGTGATCGACGCATCGCGCAGGTCGAGCAGAGATGCCAGCGTGTGATCGCCAGTGATCCAGCACCGCGAGATGCCGGTGTACTTAGCCGTGGAGGTGCTGCCTATGCGAATCGGCGAGATGCCGGCCACGGTGGGTGTGGCTTCGATGCGCAGCAGGTCGAAGAACCATCCTCTTTCGATGGAAAGAGCGCCAGCGGCTCCAGAGGTGACCGTGAGTTTCAGGCCGGCGGTCGGCGGATAATAAACGCTGCTTCCCGCAAGATCGTCCCACGAGAGCCCGTCATCTGGAATAACGTGGATATAGCGGGTCGCGTCGGTATTCGGGTTGCTGAATGTCGAGGACGTATTCGTAAGAACCTGGTCCTCCATCAGCTTCACGATGTAGCGCTGATCCAGAGAAACCAGGTTCAGCGAGCCAAGCGCCGTGCGGGCCGCTGCAAGGTTCGCGTAGGTTCCGCCTGCGCCCACGGTGACGATTACATCGGTGGCCATTTATGCAACCTCAAGCTGTTTCACGAAACCATAGGACGCGATTCGATAACGCCAGTTGTGACCGCTTTTCGAAGTTAGGACGTCGGTCGCATTGAACGCGAAAGAATTTCGGTCGGCATAAATCTGTTTGTAGGTTGCCAGCGCCGTATCGAGACCGAGCCAAGGATATTCAGCCTCGAAGAATTTCTTGTGGATCGATGGCCACTGGGCGCGAGCGTGGAGTGGCGGGTCTTCCGCCGTCACCCAGGCCCCGTCGTATTCGTGCCAGTAATCAGCAAGGCCGTTCTCCGGCATCACCGCAGGGATTGCAGGCCAGCCCGAGGCGAGGTTTGCTGTCGTCAGTACAAGCGCGTCGGGCCGATTGGCATTCGTGTATGGGGTGCCGTCGGGTTTTAGAGGAAAATCCGTTCGGGTGTCCACAACAACTCCGCCGCCCCAGAAGTGACCGCCGGTAGAGCCGATTCCATTACGGCTGTACCGGGTCCAAACCCCTCCCGTGTAATTCATCCAATCGATGCTTGCCATGGCAGAAGTGTGAATCATGCACTTCAAGCCATTAGCGCAGGACGGGCTCTTTCCCTTCAAGATATCCCAAAGACCGGAAGTCTTCATGAACATGAAAGGAAGGCCAGAGTAATACCACTTGCTGCCACCTGTTTCGCGGATGGTGTATTTGTCGCCCTCTCGCGTTACCGTCATAGGCTGCCCGAAGCGGCGGACAGTCTGCGCGAAAATTGTGTCATCGCCCTGCCCGCCGTTATTCACAAACGCCGGCTGGTAGACTTCTGTGTCTATTTTTTCCAGCTCGGTCTGCATATTCGCTTCGAGGCTTTGTCGAGAATGGGAAAGCGGGTGCTCTGCGGCGCTGTACCAGGTATAGAAATAATCCGACCAGCGCCAGGCGTGCGTGCGCTGCCCATAAAATGTGGTCGGGCTGGTCGTCGCTGGAGCGGAGCCAAGCCGGCTCATTCGAGCCGTGTCGAAGAAATAGCGCTGCAGGATGGCGAAGCGCGCGTCCTTGAACGCCAGCAGGGCAGAACCCGGGGCGCTGCAGCCGTGGTGTTGGCTCTCGGGCAGCTGGTAGCCGTAGGGGTGACGGCCGGTGCTATCGCCGCAGCTGTGAACGTCGATCCAGTTCTGCGCCGAGGTGCTGGCCGAGTAGCCATAGCGCCGCTTGTGGGAGCCGTTGCCGAGCGCGACCCAGTCGATTTTTCGATCGTTTGTGCCAGTGCCGGGCCCGTAGTAGCCGCCATGCTGCCGCCACTGCCCGGCCATGGACTGGGCTTTGTCGATGCTCTCCAGCTGCGAGCCGGTGATGAAGACGCGCGCCAGGTTCGCGTAGTTCTTGCACCACTGCCAGGCCCATTCGCGGTGCGGAATCTCGCCCTCCAGGCGCACGCCGTTGGGGTCGGTGATGAACCGCGTGAGACGCATCGCCACCGGCGCGCGGTCCTCGCGCATGCCGCCTGGCCCGGGGTAGATGTCGTGCCCACCGAAAGCACCAGGCATGTAGTTCATGCCGGTGGCCCAGGCGTTGTACGGCCGGCTGCTCAGGTTCGGCGTGGTGGCATAGGGGTCGATCGGCTCCAGGCGCGGATGCTCCGACCGGCTCTGCGGATACGGCCCGTTGACCCACGGGTTGTTCAGGTTGTCCTGCTGCGCATCGTTGTACAGCATCTGGTTCATGGGGTTGAAGCCCACCGAACTCTTGCCGAGGTACGGGACCATGACGTCGGCCTCGACGCCAGCAAAGATGTTGTGCGGCATGTCCGCCGCCATCTCGTTTTCCCACAGCAGGGGCTGGGCGATGTTCCAGTGCGGAAAGATCGCCACGCTGTTGTTGTTCGACCAGCTGTCGCCGGAGCCGGCCCAGCCGACTTGGACCCCGTCGTCGTCGTTGATCCGCGTCAGCGTCGACGCGGCCACGTTCCCGCCCGTGAAGCGGTCGTACATCTCGTCCTGCGCCGCCAGCGGGTCGTTGATCGGCCGGCCGTTGGGCCACTCGATGCGGCCCACTTCCTCGCGCTGGTCGTTCAGGAACCGGACACGGCCGGCCACCACGTAGGTGCTGTGCCGCGGGTTCTTGCGGTCGTAGACGATGTCGCCGTTTTGACGCCCCAGGGCCGGGAAGGTATCCCAGTCGCCCGGCAGTTCCGCCACCGGCCGCGCGCTGATCCATGCCGCCTCGAGCGGGCGCGTGCCGGACTGGGTGCAGCCGGCGTGATGGCGGAAGAGCTGGGGGAACAGCAGGTGCGTGCCAACGCGGATCGGCTTGCTGCAGTGGTGCCAGGCCACGTCGCCGAGCTGCGAGGCCAGGAAGGGGTGCGAGGCGACCCAGTTGGGGCCGCGCTCGTCGTATTCGGTTTCCGTGTTGACGTTGCCCTCGCCGTTGACGAAGGTGGTTCCGTTCCACGTGTCGAACACGACGTACTTGGGCGTCTCGCTGGTCCAGGACGGGGATGCCGGCCCGGTGCCGGAGGGCATGAGCTGGGGCGGGCGGATGTAGACGGCAGAAAAGTCGTCCCCGCTCGTGGCCGTGGGGTTCGCCCGCTCGATGTCAGCGCCAGAGCCCGGCGCGCCAAGCGTGCCCTGGATCCAGCGGGTGCCGGCCGTGTTGCTGATGCGCCAGACGGACACGCCGGTTGTGAGGTCGGCCGCCAGCTTTACGCGCGCATTGCTGGTGACGCCGAAGTTGGTGAGCAGTGCGCCTGACGTGCTGATGGTGCCCGTCATGTCCAGGTCGCGGAAGATCGTCCCGGTGGCCCACGCATCGCCACTGGCGGCGCGCTTGCAAACCAGCTTGCGCGGCGCGGCGCCGAGATTCAGCGCAATGAGATCACACCAGGCGAGCTTCGATGCGGCCAGGGCGAGGCCGGCCGCCGTTGTTGTGTCGAAGGTCAGCATGCTCAGGCCCCGGTGTAGCGGGTCAGATCGAGGACGCCGAGGACTGCGTATGCCATATCGCGGCCTTTCGATGGGGAAGAAGAAGCCACGCCTCGGTGGGTGGGCATGTGGTCCGCTGTGCGCAGCAGGGAAAAGCGAGCCACGGGGTCAACTCCTTCGAACGCGCAGCACCGCGCGAGCGGCGGCGGCCGCAACCCGCGCGTACCCGACGTCACCAAGGTGCACGGAATCGACGACGCCGTTGTCAGACCGGAGGTACTCGGGCACCGCGTCGAAGACCGCCTGAGTCCAAACGTCGTTCTGGAAGAGGGTCGCGAAAGGCTCGACCGCGGCGATGTCCAGGATGGCGTCCGCGTAGCTGCGGAAGTTCGCCCGCATCGCAACGTTGACTGCATGCATGGCCCTTGCCCGCGCGTTGCGGTCGGCCTGGGACGCTGCACTGGCTGCCGGGACGCAGGTCATGCTCACGATGAAGAGGCGCGCGTTGGCAGCAGCTGCCGCAGCCCTGCGCTCGTCGCAGTACTGAGCCCACTTAGCCATCGCGGCCGAAATGTTGTAGCCGTTCGTTCGCACCTCGTTGGTGAACTCCCAGGCCATCAGCACGTTCAGCTTCGTCGGATCAAGGTTGGCATCCACCGCCGTCGCAGCGGAAGACAGCATCTGCGTGATGCCCTGCCCTCCGACGCCGCGATTGAGCACGGTCACGCCGGCGCCGGCGAGCGGCGCGAGCGTGTTCATGACGGCCGGCCACGCGGCGGTGCCCCCCGATGCGCCGTTGTTCGTGCCCTGGACCAGGCTGTTGCCGTGGGCGATGATCTTCATCGCCGCGCCGGCAATGCGCGCCCGTGGGTACGTGTTGCGGCGCATCAGGCAACCCCCTGCATTCCGGGCATGTGCAGGCGGCGCGGAGTGCTGCTGTAGGTCGTGTACCAGCTCGGGTACAGCGGCGCGGTGGTGACGTTCGTGAAGGTCCGCTCGATCTGCCAGGTCGCCTTGTTGTCCGTCGAGTACTCGCCATACAGCGTGTTGCCCTGCCGGCGCAGGCGCACGAAGGTGGCGGCCGAGCCGCCGATGTTCGTGACCAAGTTGCTGGGGCTGCCGTTCTGGGCGTGGGCCAGGATGCCGGACGTGCCCACGCCCCAGAGGTAGTCGCACGTGGTGTAGACCTTCGCGCCGTCCACCGCATCCAGGCCCAGGTAGAACGACGTGTCGACCGTGTCCAGTTTCTGCCCTTCAATCCAGCCGTCGCCGGCCATGACGCCGCCGACAACGCCCTGGGCGGTGAACGTGGTGCCGGCGCTGGTTGCCGCGAAGGACCCGCCGCCCTCGTCCACCATGTTGGTCAGCGACGAGAAGAAGGCCCCGGGCGCCGTGTTGTTGGTCACAGCCTGGGCCGACAGCGCCGCTGCGGAGTTGCCGGCCACGTCGCGGATCGGGTTGCTGCCAGGGACGGTGTAGCTCGCCGTGACGGTGTTGCCGGCGACTGCAGGGGTGCCGAGGGTCAGGGTGACCACGGTGCCCACGATGCTCACAGCAGTCGGGGTTTGAGTCACACCACCGGCGCCGACCACGCTGTAGGCGCTCGTAGCGGGCGCGGTCGTGTTCAACGCCTCGTTGTAGGTGAGCGTCAGGGTCGCGCCGTTCACTGCCGCAGCGCTGAGCGTAGGAGCCGTGGTGTCGCTGGCCGGAGTCGAATTCGTCACAGCCCGGGCAGTCACCGCCGCCGACTGGTTGCCGCTGGCATCAGAAGCTGCTCCCGCAGAGACGTTCATGGTGACCGTGTTGCCGTTGACCGCTGGCGTGGTGAGGGTCAAGGTGGTCGTGGCGCCCGACTGGCTGCTGGTCGCTGGCGTCTGCGTGACGCCACCCGCGCCAATGACGGAGAAGGCGCTGGCGCTCGGCGTGCCGGACAACGACTCCGACCACACCACGGTCAGAGTCGAACCGTTGACGGTCGCGCTCGAGATCGTCGGGGCGGTGGTGTCGACCGGAGCCGTGTTGTTGGTGACGGCACGGCTCGTCACCGCCAGCGACGCGTTGCCAGCGGCGTCCGAGACGGCGCCCGCGCTCACGTCCAGCGTCACGGTGTTCCCGTTCACGGCGGGGGTGGCCAGCGTGAGCGTGACGGCCGCGCCACTGCTCGACACGGCGCTGGGGGTCTGAGTTGCGGCGCCGCCCGCGTTGCGCACAGTGAACGCGCTCGCCGAAGGCGTGGCAACCAGAGGCTCGTTGTAGGTCACGACCATCGTTGCGCCGTTGACCGTCACGGTGGAGATCGTCGGCGCTGTGGTGTCGGACGCGATCTGCGTGGCTGGCTGACTCCAGGCGTACCCGACGTTCGCGCCGTCATCGGTCCACACCTCGAGCACGTTGATCAAGCCGGGCCCGCTGTTGTCGAAACCGAAGCTGCTGGCCCACTCTTCGGCGCCGGCCATGGTGGGCGTGTTTGCTCCGTCGCTGATGAAGGAAAGCCGGCACTGGCCGCCCGGGGCCTTGGAGCCGATGGTCAGTGCCACAGCCGCAGCGATCTGCGTGCGGGGCATGACCTTGTCACCGTCGAGCGGGACCACGGTGCTGTAGGAGACCTGGGTCGGGAGGCCGCTGCCGCCACCACCACCCCCGCCGCCGATCACCAGGACCTGCGCCCACGAGCCAGCGGTCTTGCCGTACAGGATCTGGGTGGCGTGGTCGAATGCGTGGTCGCCGTTCGCACCGAAGCCAGAGCTTGGCGCGCCAGAGGTCGGCCACACAGCATTGCTGTCGCTCGTGAGGACGATCCGCACCGAACCAATTTCGACGGTACGCCAGTGGCTTGTCGCAGCGCTGCCGCCGATCAACCAGCGACGGGTGCCGTACTCGCCGACGATGGTGCAGGGCTCATCGGCTTGGTACAGACCCGCGCCGTTGCTCGTGATGCGGCCGCGCTCCAACGTCACGGCTGCATCGAACTCGGAGCGTGTGAAGTGCTTCGCCACGCCGGCCACTTGGTTCAGGTTGGCGCGCAGGATGAACTCGAGGCCGTCTTCGTCTTTTCCGAGGGTAGAGAACACCTTGGTCATTGCTGGGTCCTTATCAGGAGACGGTCAGGATCGGGGAGTTGGAGGCGCGGCCGTTCGAGCGGAACGCCTTGTAAAAACTGCCGTCCGCTGCCGTGTAGGGCACGTGCGCAGTGATCGGGTCCGCTGGGTCGCCTCCGGCTTGGAGGCCGCTCGCCAGCGCGCCGCTGAAGCCTCCGTAGCCGGTTCCGTCAAACACGCGGATGCCGGACGGGGCCGCGCTGGCCAGCACCAAGAGCCAAGTGAAGACGGTGCTGTCGGCCACCGTTTGAAAGGTCCCAGACTTGCCGCCATTGGCGCTGCCGGTCAGCTCTGTGGCGGAAGCCCATGCGGCGTCGAAGATCGTGGCATCGCCAGTCGGGTTCGCCGCGGCGTACAGGAAGCGCGGCTTCGTGCTGACGGGGGGCGCAGCAGTCGTGAACTCTCCGACGATCGATGCCGACCAGTTGCCTGCCGCATCCCGTGCTTGCACCTCTGGCGCGTAGGGCGTGCTGGCCGTCAAGGCATTCAGCGGTCCCGTGAGCACATTGCCGATGGTGATCCAGCTGGCGCTGCTGTTGCGCCGATAGCGGTAGCCGGTCACGCCCACGTTGTCGGTGGCTGCCGGCCAGGAGATCGTGGCGCTGGTCGCCTGGACGTTGCTCGGAGTAACCGTGCCGACCAGCACGGGCGGCTCGGCGTCCGGTTGCGTGTACGCGATGGCCGTGATCGCGCCCCCGGCGCCGTTGGCGTCGAGGAAGTACTCGTCAGCGGCCGAGCCCGGCTTGATCAAGACCCAGGCGCCCTTGTTGGTCACCTGCAGCGAGGTGACCCGCACGCCGCCGTAGAAGAGCTGGACCCCGGAGGCTGGCGTGATGTTCAGCGCTGCGGCGTCGTACCGGACCACTTGCGCGAAGAAGCCGGTGAGGCCGCTGGCCACTGCGACGGACGCGACGCCCGACACTGGCATCACGCTTCCCGCTTCGGACTGCAGCGTGGTCGAGTTTCCGCTGCGGGTCGGCAAGACGGAAACGCCGATCGCGGCAGGCGGAGAGAAGCGCGCCGCGGTGCCGGAACCCTGCAGCGTCCAGACCTGGCCGCCATCGGCAACAAGGGCGGATCCGACCGGGTAGCTGGCCGTGCCGGCGGCGATGGCGGCATGGATGGCCGTGATCTGCGACGAGCTGCGCGGACCCAGGTAGGCCGGGGCGACGACGGTGCCGCCGGCGATGAGCGCGCCGTTGGAGTCGACATCGACCGTGCCGCCGCCTTCCCCGCCACCGGTCCCGACGCCCAGGATCTGGCGGGCCTCGGCTGCGTTGCCGGCCTTAAGCACCGCCGCACCTGTCACGCCAGCGCCCAAGTTCTCCAAGGCCTCGTCGGGGTCGGCGAGCGTGCGCAGGTTGTCGCGCGCCTGAAGCATGCCGTCCAGAGTCCCGGCGGTCGCGCGGGCTTCAAGCAGATCGCCGACGCCGTAGGCGTAGGCCGAGCTGGTGGTCGGCGAGCCGATGTGCTCCTGCGCGCGTTGCACAGTGACGGTGTAGGCGCCGGTCGAGGTCAGCTCGACCTCGTTGACGCGCATCACCTCGTGCTCGACCTCCCGGCCGTTGACCAGGCGGAAGGCCGTGAGCAGGAAGAAGTCACCGGCGGGCAGCGGCAGGTCCAGCGGCCCCGGCGCCGCACGCACGATGCGGAACTGCGTCGTCGACGGCGAGACCGCATCGAGGAACGAGGTCGCGAAGTTGTTGAGTGAACGTTGCGGCATCACCGCTCCTTGATTCGCACTTGCATGTCGGCCTCGATGGCCCGGCCGCCTGCGGTGTGCGCCACCACGGTGACCTTGTGGGCTGCACCGGCCTCGCCATCGGCGAGCCAGACCTTCACGCGGGGGTGGGTGACGTGCTTGTCCGTGGTCAGGCCTGCTGGCTCGACCGTGACGGTGGCGTCGGTTACGGTGTCGTCGTAGGGGACGAGATCGCGGAAGTTGAGGTCGTAGTCGCGCACGTCGCGCGGCTGCTGCACGACCTTGGGCACGAACGGGACCATGAACTCCTGCGGCTCGACCGTGCGGCCGTCCGTGCGCGGCGGCGCCGGAGGCAGCCACATCGGATAAGCGCCGGAGCCGTTGAGCGTGGCTCCGTTCATGCAGCCCCCAGGCGCAGCAAAGCACCGGAGCGGGCCGGAACTACTTCTGCCGGCTTACGGGCCGGCGCCGCGGTGGGAGCAGACATCGAGATCCTTTCGGATCACGGTGCCCAGAGGTGGTGTGTGCGAGGGGGATTGTTCGAGGCGCGGGGCCTCAGTGCAAGGGGGGTGCGGCTGGCGTAGCGCGCGCCCTACTCCTTCGGCGGCTTGGCCTTGGCGATCAGCCGCTCCAGCCAATCCTTGCCGTACAGGTCAATCTTGGCCCAAAGAGCAGCCGGCAGGTACATGGCGCGGCGCTCTCGGGCTTCGCCAGTCGGGCCTTTCGGTCGGCCAGGGCCGCGTTTGGGTTCGGTCATGTGGCAATTGTAGTGCCACCAAATATTCATGGACGCACCGATTATTTGCTGCCACAATAAATTACATCGCAACGCACTGGAGTCAGACATGAAACAAGCCGCCGCCGAGAAGATCGCCGCCAAGCAGAGCAAGACCGAAGGCGCCCAGTTCGTCGTCTGGGTGTTTGACGATGGCCGCTACGTCTACGACCGCGAGCAGTGCCGCCGCTATGCGCCGCTGATCCACGTCGAAGCGGCTTTCGTGGCCGGCGTTCGAATCGACACGGCCGCTGCTCTGGCGCTGGAGGCAGCCTGATGCCCTGCTACGCGCTCGGCCCGGGCGCGGCTGGCCCCGGCTTCATCTGCGGCGAGTTCGGGGCGCACTGCAAGCACTGCATGCGGGTCGGTGACTACCTCTGCGACTACCCGGTCGGTCAAGGAAAGACATGCGACGCGGCCATCTGCGCCGGTCACGCAGCCGAGGTCGCGCCGGAGTTGCACTACTGCCCTGTTCACTTCGCGGCATGGGAGGCGTTCCGCGAATCTGGCGGCGTGGGGCGCGAGCTGGCCAACGTCGTACCGTTCCGCGCAGGCCAACGAGGAGGAGAACTGTGAAGACGGTCATGCGTCCGCGCTATTACTGCGACCACTGCAACAAGGGCAACGGAAGTCCTAGTGCGATGCGCCGGCATGAGTCCGGCTGCACCAGCAACCCGGCGCGCGTGTGCCGCATGTGCAAGATGGTTGCAGAGGAAGGCGGCCCGGAGCCGGCGCCGAACCGCGACCAACTGCTGCGAATCCTCGACACACAAGGCTTCAAGGCCATGTGCGTGGCCGCGAATGAATGCCCCGCCTGCATCTTGTCGGCCGTGCGAACCCAGAACATTTTTGACCCAGACTGCGGCCTTCGCATGTCCGGCCCCGAGGATGGCCGTGAACAGTGGTCGTACACCGAGGCCAAGCGGCGCTTTTGGGACGACTGGAACAGCGCGCAGATGCAACGCGAGCACCCGTACTGACATGATCCCCGACCTCTACATCGACGGCCCCGTCCCCCACGCCGACCAGGTGGAGCGCCAGGTGCAGCGCATCGCGGCGCGGTGGCGCGCGGCGCCAAGCATCGCCGTGGTGCCCAAGGCGGCCGATCTGCCCGTCGATGCGCCGGCCGACGCCCGCGGCCTGTTCATGGACGGCCGGGTGTGGGTGGTGGCCGACCAGCCTGCGCACGGGATCGCCCGCACGGTTGCGCATGAGGCGGTGGCGCACCATGGCCTGCGCGAGCACATGGGGCCGGCCTGGGCCGAGCTGATGGCGGCCATGAACGACGGCGCGCGCGACAACTGCGAGCACCTGGGCGACCTGCGCCACGAGGTCCGCTATGCCTACGGCGACGACCTGCACCCCGCCGAGCTGGCCGACGAGATGGCGGCCGGCATCGTGGAGCGCAGCGTGAACCTGCGCAACGGCCAGTTCGAGCCGGAGAACCCGGTGCGCAAGCGCGCGGCCGCCGCCCTCGCCCACTTCCAGCGGGAATGGCTCTACCGCCACATCCCGGCTGGCTACGACGAGGTCGAGGGCCACCTGCTCGCCGCGCAGCGCTACCTGCAGCGTGGCAGGGCTTCCGCGCTTGGGCGCTGGCTGCAGCGCTGGTATCCTCCGGCGATGCACAAGCCAATGGGCGCCTCCACCCCTCCGCGTGACCTCGCGGAGAGCGCTCGCTGGCTGGAAGCCGAGCAGTACCGGCGGGATAACTGGATCGCCTTGGAGGTCATCGCCCTGGTGCTGACCACGGTTGGTCTGATGGCCTGGGTGCTCTACGCGGTTGTCGCGTTCTTCTTCAAGCCGTAGCCGGCGCCTTTGTGTCGGCCAGCCAGGCCCGCAGTTCCGACACCGGGACCGCCGTCACCTTCCCCACCTTGAACCCTGCCGGGTAGTGCGCGGAGTAGGCGCGCTTCGCCGCCAGCTGGTTGGTGTAGCCCAGCAGCACCTTGTGCTCGTCGAATTTGCCGTCCTTGTCGACCTGATCTACCACGTAGGCCACGCCGAAGTCCGGCCTCGGGCCGACGTAAACGTCGACCTGGTCGCCATCGGCGCCCTCGGTGCGGCGGATGTAACCGTAGTGGGCCGACATCGGCCGCTCCCACGGCGTGCCATCGGCCGCCCTGCCCTTGCGCACCGAGCCGGCCGGGTGCTCGACCGTCACGTCGAGGCCGCCGACCTTGATGTGCCCCTTCTTGTAGTTGCCGGCCTCGCGCTGGGCCTCGGTCGGCTCCGGCCGGTCGTTCGTCGGGCTGGTGGCCGCCTCGTTCGCCGCCGTCGTAATCGGGTCGGCTGGCTCGGCCTCTGCGACGGGAGCATCCGCCGGCGCGCCGCCGTCAGCCGCCACCGGCGTGACCGGGGCGGCGCTGGCCAGGGCGACCGGCTCGAGCGGCTGCGTGATTTCGGCCGGAGCGCGCGCGCGGGGCTGCGCTGCCGGCGTCTCGATCATGCGTTCTTGCTGCTTGTGCAGATCCTCGGCATAGGCATTGGCCTCATCGGGAGAGCCGAACACACCCAGGTGCCGGCCGCTTCGACGGTATTCCTCGATGGCATCTTCGTCGCTCATGATCCGGCCGTCCTCGCTGACCGTCGGAATCAGCACCTCGCCATCCTCTGTGCCGATGGACATGCTTCGAACTGTGCTGACGCTTCCATCGGCGTTCTTCACGCGCGGGCGGTTCTGCAAGTCGATGTTGCCTGGCGTGACCAGACCGGCCGGACGCGCAGGGGATGCGTCGGCCGCAGGCTCAGAAGGTGCAGCCGGTGCGGCTGCGGGCTCGGCGCCGCCGGCAGCCGGCGCAGGCGCGGCCTCCGCGCCGCCCCAGTCCATCTGCCAGGGGCCTTCTAAGCCAGCGGGCATCTCCAGCGACTCCGGTGCGGGGGCCGGCGGCGGGCTCAACGCTCGCGCCGCCGAACCGACCGCAGTGGCGGCGGTGCCTGGCGCCGCCACGGTCTGCCGCGCCGCGAAGCGCACCAGTTCTGGATTCGTGACTGCGCGCGCCGTCAAACTCGCAAGCACCGGCGCGCCAGCTGCCGCAGCAATCAGCGCAGGATCCCCGGTCGCCAGTGCTGCGCCCAAACTTCCGACCCACGTCAGTTGCGCAGTGGCGCCCGCGGTGCCGCTCGAGTTCGCGAACACGCGTCCGCCCTCGCGCCGCGACTCGGCGATCTTGGCGATGCCGGCGATCTTCTGCTCCAGTCCTGGCACGTCCAGCCGGCCGAACAGCGTCTTGCGCGCGCCAGGCGACAGCTTGGACAGGTTGCTCAGGAAGGTCTCGCTGCTGAAGGCGTCGCCGGCCGCGTCCTGCTGGCTTGCCGTGGCCCGGCCCAGCCGCTGCAGCACGGCGGCAGCCACTTCCTTGCGGTTCTGCTTCGGCAGCGCGGAGAACACCCGGGACACGATGGTGTTGCCCTCGGCAGTGCCTGACAGCGCCGCGCTGAAGATCTTCTCCGGCGCGTTGCGGTCGACGATGCTCTGCAGCTCCTCCAGGCGCGCGATCTGCGTGCGCGAGAACCCGTTGGCCCAGGTCAAGCGCGCGGCAGCCTCGGGCCCGGCCGCCTTCGCCACGTCGCCGAGATCTTCGGACAGCGCGCCGTAGAGCGCAGTCCACTTCGAGCGCGGCACGTCGCTCACCAGCGTGGCCTCCGAGATTTCGCGGCCGACCAGGGTGCGCAGCTTCTTGATGGCCTCGTACGGGAGGGCGCCTGGCACCGCCGCCTGGGCGAGGTCGGACTGCATTGCCGAGTCGATGCCCTGAATGCGGGCGTTCTTGAACCACTTCGACAGCTCGGGCGCGCCAGCGATATCGGCGTTCAGGTCGGCCAGGGCCTGCTGGGTGCGGGTGGTCTGCACCGGCGTCTGCGGCGGCAGGAACTGGTCCAGGGTGTTGTAGAGCCGGCTCTGCACCTGCTGCATGCCGGCCTTGAACCCGGAAATTCCCTTGGCGATGGACTCGCCGGCCGTCATGGCGTTGGCACCTGGCGCCAGGTCGTCGGACAGCTTCTGCACGGCCTCGGCCAGCTTGTCGGCCTGCCGCTCTCCCGCCTTGGCGATGACCCCGGCACCGCCCGGCGCGCGGCCGAGCAGCGACTCGGCGCCGCGCTGCCAGCGGCCCTCGGTGGCCTGGCCCAGCGTGGGCACCGCGCCGGTGGCGTCCTCGAACATGGCGATGTTGTCGGCCACGCGCTGGCGACCCGCCTCGCCGCCGCGCAGCGCGCCGCGCACGGCGGCCTGGCCAGCGTACGGCAGCACCGATGGCGCCATGCCGCCGACGAGCCCGGCCACGGTCTGCGCCACCTCGCCGCCGCCGGCCTCGCGCGTCGCGCTGGATGCTGTGCCGCCAGCTGCGCCGCTGGCCACCTGCAGGCCCGGACCGGCGGCCATGATCTTGCCGACAGCTTGGGTAACCTTCCCCGCCGCGCGCGACAGCACGCCGCCGGCGCCAAGGAAGGCGGCCGCGCTGGCCGCGCCTTCGGTGGCATAGCGCGCGACGCGCTGGAATCCGTTCTGCGCATCAGGCACGCCGGCGGCGTCCATGACGTTGTTCAGGGCGCTGCGTGCGGTCTGGAACCGGAAGCCCTTCTCCTTGCCCGTGACCAGCTCGCGGACGGTCGGCGCCCGCTGGTCGTGGTACAAGTCCAGCCCCTCATTGACCAGGCCGGTCGCCGCATCGGTCACGATGCCTGGGAGGCTGGCCAGGCCTGTAGCCAAGCCGCGCGCGCCGACGCTGACGCCTTGAGCAAAGCGGCTCAGCGCCGAAGGCTGGTCAGCAGGCGCTGCGGCTGCTGGCTCCTGCCACTCGCGATCCCAGGGATTCGGCTCCTGCGCGGCCTGGGCCGACGGCACGATGGCATTGGTCATGGCTTCGATGCCCTGCATCACGGGTGATTTGTGCGCCGGCAGGCGGGCGGCCACCTGGCGGCCGTACTCCAGCGTTGTCGGCGCGTTGGGGTTGCGTGGATCCGCCACGGCCACGCCGCGGCGCGCCTTCTCCAGCCCGCCCGGCCCCCCGTAGTAGCCGGCCGCCGCCAGCGCCGGGTCGCCGCCGGCGCGGTCGAACATCTGGCGCACATAGCGGATGCCGGCGCGCGCGTTGTGGTCGGGGTCGTCGATGCTCCAGCCCTGGTCCGCCACCTCGCGGAAAGTGCCGGGCAAGACCTGCATGCCCCCGCGCGCGCCGGCATTGGACGTCTTCGTGTTCTTGCCGCTCGAGCTCTCCTGCTGGTAGATCGAGCGCGCGATGTCCGCCACCGGCCCGGACACGCCCTCGGCCTGCAGCGCGTCGTCGAAGCTCCAGGCCTTGGCCGGCGCCGCGGACCATTCGCGCTCCCACGGCTGCGTCATTGCACCGGCTCCCAGCTGTTGCGGTCCTTCGGGTCGCCGCCCTTGAAGCGGAACTGCTGGCCGCCCTCGCCGCGCACGGTGGCGCCGGCTGCCGGGGCCTGGGCGCGCGTCGCGGGCTTGCCGCCGACCGCCGCCGGCTGGTCGGTGTAGGCGCTGGTGTCCATCGGCTGGTGCCCATAGTTGGCCAGAACGCCGTCGATGTCCAGCTTGCGCAGCTGCACCGCGCGATCGTTGATCTTCTGGATCTCGGCAAGCCGCTGCTGCACGACCTTCGTGTCGCTGATGGACTGGAACAGCTCGTTCCATGCGCGCTGGGCGTCGCCGTCGGTCTGCACGCCCTTGTTCAACCGCAGGGAGTCGTTGCGCAGCTTTTCCATGTTCGCCTTGAAGGTGGCGAAGTTGCGGCTTTCCTCGGTGCTGGCCCCGACGGCGTTCAGCCCGGCATTGGCCAGGTTGCTCAGCGGGCCGAAGGTCAGCTTGCCGTCTGCGATCTGCTTGTCGATGGCCGAGAGGTCGGCGTTGATGCTCGATGCGGTGCCAATGGCGTCCTTGCCTTCCTGCACCATCTTGAGCGCGGCAGTGGGCAGCGGCTTTGCGTCGCCCGTCTTCGCGCGCGCGGCAGCGGTGGTCTCCGCCACTTGGTTGTGCCGGCGCGTCTCGGCGGCGTTGTCGACGCGCAGCTGATAGTCGCGGTCGGCGTTGGCCTGGGTGCGCGCTACCGTAGAACTCTGAATCGCACGGGTTTCCTGCCGATCAGCCCGCTTGTCCTCCAAGCCAACCCACAGCTTGGGATCCATCCTGGCCACCTGGCCAGTGATGAAGTCCATCGGCTTCGAGAAGGTATTCCGGCCGACCTCCTTGCCATCTGGCCCAATGCTGATGACGGTCGCGCCACCCTTTCCGTCCTCGACGACCTTAGCCGAGTTGCCGTCGTTGTAGCCCTCGTAGATCTTCGGAATGGCACCCCAGCCCCCCGCATGGAACGCCGTCACGACCTGGCGGAATGCGTTGTCCCGGGCGTCTCCGTCCTTGGCCTGCTTGAGCGCCAGATCGCCGGCTGCAGCTTGCCGTTGCGCCGCCTGGATCTGGATCGCCTTGTCGAACTGGCCGGCGCCCTGGTAGGCGGCCATGACGCGCTGGTTCACCGCCTCGGGTGAGTTCTGTTTCTGCACAGCTGCCTCGGCCGCGCCGCGGTCGGCGAAGCCCTGCGCACCGATGCGGTAGGCCACCGGCATCAAGCCGTCGTTGGGCTGGCTCGCGTTCTCCGGCAGGCCGACATCGCGGTTGTCCATCGTGTCCGGCCGGACCATGCCGCCGGCGCCCTCGGTGAGCGCGACAGGTGCGGCCGCGGCGCGCAGGTTGCTGCGCAGGGCGTCTTCCTCGCCTTGCTCCTTCGCCAGGCGCGCGCGCTGCTGCTGCAGGTGCTCGCGGTCCTCGGCCTTCAGCTTCTTCTCGGCCTCGTACTCATCCTGGCCGCGCACGATCTTCTGGCCGGCCAGATAGCCGCCCACGATGCCCGCAAGGGCGTGACCCCAACCGTTAGCCATCGCAGGCCTCCAATTCCTCGACCAGCATCCTGGCCTGTTGATGAATCTGCGCTCGCACGATGCGGATGCGCTGCTCGTAGACGCCGAAGGCGGCCGGGTGGTGCTCGCGCATGTAGGCAGCGCGGCCTTCATCCCACCAGGCGGTGCAGCCCATGCATTCCGGTGCCCGGCGCATCCCTCGCTCGTAGAACGGCGCCAGCGGCAGGCCGTGCGCGCGCAGATACTCCATCACGTCGCCCGGGCTCCAGCTCTGGATCGGGTACAGCACCTCGAAGCCTTCGCTGCTGTCGCCCGAGCGCAGCGGCGGGGCTGCGTACTCGTCGTCGCGCTGGCCGCGTACGAGAAGCGTGATGCCGTCGCGGATCATTTGCTCGTGCATCGGCACCATCAAAGCGCGCGCGCAACAGTCGTACCGGCCCTGTAGCAGCTGGGCCTGGCCCGACACCATGCGGCCGATCGAAGTGTTGTCCACAGGGACGATGTCGCTGGGCATGCCGAACTGCTCGCGCAGCGCCGCCACATCGGTGCGAATGACCACGATCGGCAGGTCCTGCGCCACGCGCGCGACCACATCGCGCGTCTCGGGGAACTGGTCGCCTGTGTCGAGGTGGTAGACGGTCATGCGCGGCCAGAACTCGCGCAGGACGTACAGGGCGGCCGTCGAGTCCCGTCCCCCGCTGAACTGGAAGCCGACACGGGCGTGGCGCTCGAAGGCCGCGGCGATGGTGGCGTGGTCCAGCATCATCAGATCACGATGGCCGCGACAGTGGCGGCAGCGCCGAGCCCGGCGGTGGTGTTCGCGCTGGATGCGGCGCTCGCCTGCCCCTGCACCGTCGCGATGTTCCCGTAGGTGTTGGCAGCGCCCGCCAGGCCGGACTGGGCACCGGAGTAGCCGGCCTGCATCGCGGCAGTCCCCGAGTTGGTCGCTGCCAAGCCCGCGCCGGCGTTCGCAACCGAGCTGTTGCCCTGCTGCAGTGCCAGCGATGCGTTTGTCGCCTGGCTGCTGGCGATGTTGCGGCCGAGGTTCGCCGCGTCCGCCTTCTTCGCGGCGCCGATGGTCTCGATCTGGCGCACAGCCGTGTTGGCCGCGCCGGCCTTGGCCTTGGCGGCTCCGAGATCCATCGAGCCTTGCAGCGCCATGATCTTGCCGCTGGCAGGGTTGACCCCGGCGCGCTGCATCTCGCGCATCGTCGCCGCGCGCTGCGCATCGACCTGGGTCTGCACATCGGCGCCTGCAGCGGCAGCCTCGGCCGCGCGCCGCTCCGGCGTGTCGTAGCCCTGCGCCTCGGCGACGATTTCCTGCTCGAGTGGGCGATAGGTGGTGGTGTAGTCCTTGTAGGCGTCAGCTGCGATGGCGGTCTGCTGCTGCGTGGCCGCGAGTTGGGCGTCGGAGACTGCGTTTGCGCGTGCCGCGGCCTCGGCGCGCTCCGGCGCGGTTTCGGCGTAGACCTCCTTCGCCCAGTCCAGTTGCTCCCTGGACAGTTTGGACTGCTCCAGCGCTGCCTGGTTCTGGCCCGATGTGTCGGGCGAGCCGCCACCCATCGGCAGCGCGCGCCCGCCACGGCTGTGCCGCTGTTCAAACGATGGGATCACGTCATTTCTCCTTGTGCCGCGTCGGCGCGCCGGCGAAGTCGTCGCCGCTGTGGCTCTTGATGAACCGCAGTGCGTCGGGTTGGTAGCCCGCGAATCGGGCCAGGCGGTCGGCGCCGTTGTCCAGGCGCATGTGGATGACACCCTCGCGCACGCCCAGGGCGAAGGTGCACTCCTCGGCGAAGCGCCACAGACGCGCGGCCAGCATCCCGCTACGGTGAGCCGGGTCGATGTACATCAGGTCGTCGGTCAGGCGCATTTCGCCGGTGTCGAGGCTGCGACCCAGGTTGAGCCACATGCTGCCGACCACGGCGCCGGCGCCGTCGCGCGCAGTGAAGATCACCAAGCTGCCGGACTGCGCGAGGTCCAGCAGGCGCAGCCAGTTGACGTCGTGCACGCGGCGCGGGAACCGCTCGGCCAGGTAGGCGAGCCGCTGGGGCATCAGTTCGGCCATGGCGTCGCGCAGCCGCTCGCACTGCAGCCGGTACGGGCCGCACCGGCGCGGCTCGAAGCGCGCGGGGTCGACAGAGTGATCGGCGTTGAGGTCGCGCAGGATTTCCTTGGCGACATCCGTGGTCAGCAGCTGGCCCTTGTGCTTCGCCAGCGCCAGTGCGACGACTTCGCGCATGACAGGCCCTCTTGCGCCCAACATCGGGCCGGGAGAGCGTAGGGTGCGCATGGGCCAGATTCAAGGGGGCTACGGGGCGCGCAGGCCGTCAGGCGCGCTTGATGGTGACGGCCGGCACAGCCAGGTACTCGCCCGGAGCGATGCGGTAGACGCGGTGGCCAGCGACGATGCGAAAGCCCCAGAGGGACCGCTGCCAGTACCACGAGCCGTCCTCGCGCACGCCGTCGATGCGGCCTTGCGCGTCGGGCTTGAAGCTTGTCTTGTAGGCGGCCTCGGTGCTCGGCGTGCCGAAGTACCGCCGCAGGCCGTGCGCGCGGTTGCGCCAGCCGATCCAGTAGACCGATGTCCAGAAGCGGCCGCGGCGCTCCAGCATCCGCGCGACGGTGGGCTCGTAGGTGCCGCCCGGCAGGCGGTCGTCCATGGTCTGCATCCACCGCGCCCACCGCGGCAGGTCGCCGCGCCTGGTGGGCGTGGTGCCCCACTGGTCCGGCGTGGACTCTTGGTCCCAGCGCGCGCAGGCGACGGCCAGGAGGGACAGCGGCGGGCACAGCAGCACGAAGATGCTGGCCAGCAGCAGGACCAGGCCCTTGAGGATCACGATCATGGCGGGGACTCCGGCAGGACGAGGGTGGGCATCAGCGCCTCGGCCTCATCGGGGGTTGGGAACGGCGCAGCACCAGACATTGCCGGGTGGGCGTAGCAGGCCGCCCAGACCAGAGAGCGCCATGTGCGGAAAGCCTGGCCTTCGGCCTGGAACTTGGGCACGGCCGGCTCTTCGGCGTACGTGATCGCGGTCTTGATGTCGTCGTAGCCGAGCGCGCGCGCGGCGTCGTCCATCACGCGCTGCAGGCGTCGCTGCACTGCAGCGATCTTCTCGGCGTCGGTCTGCTCCGGTGGCATCCATGGCACCCATGCGCACGTCTCGAGGTCAAGCGCGTGCATTGGACTTGGCCGCGGCCCAACATCGAAAACCGTGTCTGCGATGAAGACCGACCGCGTCGGGTCCACTGGGTGGGGCATCTCGACCACGGTTCCCGCGCGCTCTGGCGCCGGGAGCTCCGGGGAGCGGCCGGCGAGGACGACCTGCCCGTGCGGTAGGTACTCGATCCAGTGTCTCATCGGTGGCTCGCCAGAATGGTCAGACGGTGGTCGGTGTGCACAGCCCAGACGTTCGCGTGCCGGACCTGGAGAACGTAGGTGTTGTTTCCGACGGCGGGGGCGTAGTCGGTGATGGTCAAACTATCGTCCCAGTACCAAAGGTTGCGCACCTCTGACGCATCCGGCCCGGCGTACCAGATCCTCAGCGTCTGCCCGGTTGTCGTGTTGACGATCCGGAAGTCAGGAGGGCCAGAGGCTCCCGTGGTTGTGTTGCCCATGTTCTCCAGGAACAGCACCACCCCATTCCCGCTGGACTTGAGCACCACGGACTCCGTCAGCAGCGTAGTCAGCACTCCGGCTCCATTCCCCCCATAGATCGGAGCGCCCATGGTGCCGCGCTTGATCTTGAGGGTTGTGACCGCCTCGCCAGCGATGTTGATGGAGTCGACTGCGCTGACGGCTGCAGCCGTCAGGACTCCGCTGTAGGTGCCGCCTGCCGCCGACAGATTGCCGCTGAACGTCCCGTTCCCGTTGAAGGTTCCGCTGCCGTTGAAGTAGGCGTTGCCGTTGACAATAGAGAAGTTCGGGGCGTACAGGTTGCCGAACGCGTCTAGCTGGAAGTAGCGACTCCCGGCCGCACTGCCAAGCAGCAGCCCCTCGGGGCCTAGGTAGAAGCCCTGCGAGTCCGCAGCGGGCCAGCTATAGCCGCTATACGCGCCTGACATGATGGACCCGCGCAGCCGAACATTGCTGGCATGAATCCAGCCATCCTGAAAGAGTGCGAAGCCTGACGAGTTGTAGACGTAGTTGGCAGAGTAGACATTTCCTCCGCCGATCAAGATCCCGCCAATTGCGCCATTTCCGGCATAGACCGTACCGCGCACGACGGCATTGCTGAACTCGGCGGTGCCAGCGGCATTGATCGACCAGCCCTGCACCCCGCTGATGTAGTTGGCGCTGTTGATGAACTGGCCAACCACCATCGAGCCGGCCAGGATCTTGGACACCGAGAGGTTGGCGATCTTGGCGTCATCCACCGCCAGGTTGCCGATCTTCGCGTTGGTGATCGTCCCGTTCTTGACGAACAGGTCGTTGGCGTAGACACCGGCCGGCACGGCCACACCGTTGATGGTCGTGGGCGTCGTCTGGATCACGAACGGCAGTGCCGGCGGGACCAGCGTCCAGGTGCCGCCGCTGCGATAGCGCGTGAGGGCCGGCGTCACGCTGGTGTCCAGCCAGACGAAGCCGTCGTAGAGGTTCGCCGTGGGTGCGGTGGCCTGCGCCAGCGCCGGTGGCGCGACGAAGAAGGTGTTGGTGCGCACGCCGAAACTGCTCGTGGCGCTCGCGCCGCTGCCGTCAGGCGACGAACCAGCGAGGCCATACCCTGCGACGTGCCCTGCAATGTCCACGCGCACGGTCTGCTGCGCGCCGAGGTAGCCGTCGACGGTTGAGCGGGTGCTGGCCTCAGACGCCACGCGGGCATTGACAGAGCCGACACCGTTCCCGTCGATCAGGTCAATACGCTGGCCCAGCGCGGCGTACAGCTCGCTTTCCGTGATCTTGCCCGTGAGCGCGTCCAGCAGCAGGGTCACGTCCTGGCCGGTGACGACGCCCAGGCCGTTGGTGCCGCCCGCAGGGTCGGTGGACTCGACGCCGTCGACCGTCACCCACTTGATCCACAGCCGCCAGTGCGTTGCCGGGTCGCTGGGGTAGGCGTAGACGATGCCGGTGAACTCGGTCAGAAGCACCGCGTTGGCGAAGGTCGGCAGCGGCTGCCCGGTGGCGGCCTTGGCGCCGAACACGCGCGTCTTGGCGTGGCCGTGGCCCATCAGGTACAGCGGCGCGTCGTGCTCGATGAAGACGTGGCTGATGGCCGCGCTGACCGCGAAGCCCGTGGGCGTCGGCGGCGGCGTCAGGTCGGGGACATAGGGCTCGGAACCCCCTCCCCCGCCCCACCCTCCGCCTGGCAGGCCTACGCCGCCGCCGGCCAGGTCGCCGATGGTGACGGCGCGCGCGCTGCTGGGGCCGTTCTTGCCCATCAGCACGCGCACCTCTTCCGTGATGCGCTGCGGCCAGTTCGTCGCCTTGGGCGCGGGTAGGTCCTTGCGGTCGCTCATTGCGCGAGCTCAGCCATGGAGTTGGCAACGGCCGCCGCCTGCACTGGGTGGACCGACGCGATCGACACCTGCCACTCGGTGGACAGGAAGCCGCCCGGCAGCCGGAACGGCTCGCGGTCGGCCACGGTCACGGTATATCGCAGCGACGTGGCCGTGGGCGCGGACAACCCGGCCAGGCCGCGGGCCAGCATGGCGGTCACAGCTTCGGGGTCTACCTGGGTGGCCAGTACCTCCACCTGCACCGGGTAGGCGTCGGCAACGACGCGGCCGGCGGCCAGGTTCGTGCGCGGCGTGAACCACTGCTTGCCGACGAAGCGCGCCGTCATGAGCGCGGCTCCCGCATCCCACTTGCCGATGGTGCCGTCGTAGTCCAGCACGTAGAGCGCGTCCTGCAACTCGTCGAAGTAGACGGCCTTGTAGCCCTTGTCCAGGAAGTACAGGCCCTGGGGCGCGACGGGATCGATGAGGAAGCCGCGCCGGATGCCGTCGGCGTCGTTGTAGAAGCAGATGTAGGCGCCCTCGTAGACGCCGGCCACCATGGTTTCCGGGTTCATGTCCTGCCAGTCGTCGCGCGTCAGCAGGCCCAGGGTCAGGATTTTGGCGCCGCCCTCGCCGAAGTAGGCCAAGCCGTCCGGGCACGCCCAGGCGACACCGTGGCCGAACGCCACCGTGGCGCGCGGCGCGACGCAGGCTTGCCCGATCTCCAGCGGCTGCTCGTCGAGGGAATCCGGCGATGTGCCGGACACCAGCACCGGCTTGGCCGTGGTCAGGACGAGCAGCGCCTGGCCGAACTTGGCCAGCGAGACCGGCTTTGCATCGGCCGGCAGCGTCTCGAAGCCGATCGGCCAGGCGTAGGGCTTGTAGGCCACGCAGTACCGCACCGCGTTGCCCGAGATGGCCGCCAGCATGCCGTTCCACATGCCCGTGAGCGTGTGCAGGTCCTCGGGCGGGGGAAGCCAGCCATCGGTGGGAAGCACCTCGCCCAGCGCGCGGCCGTCGTCGGTGCTCGTGGTCAACCCCGCGGCGATCTCGCGCAGGAAGAAGAACTCCGTCGCGCCGGTCTGGCCAGACTGCGTTCGGTAGATGCGGACGCGGTTGATGGTGAATTCGCCGGAGGGCGGCGTGCCGATGTTGGCCAGGGCCAGCGTGGAGTCGTCGGGCCCGTACCAGGGCGCGGACACCGGCGCCGGCGCGCTCTCTTCGCCCAGCGCGGTCACGTAGGTGTAGGTGTAGTAGCGCGTCTCCGAGGTCGTGCTGCCGCCGGCCGTCGCGGTGGACACCAACATCTGCGCGGTCGGCTGCGGCACGCCCAGGCGCCGCCAGGCCGACGGGTACGGCGCGCTGGCCAAGGCGATGGTGTTGTCCGTGTACCTGGGAAAGCCGTCGCCAGTGTAGTAAGTCCGCTCGGTGGTGTCCTCGGCCACCATGCCGCGCACGGCGTGCACGACGCCGGTCCACGATAGCCAATAGTTAGCGTCGTCGGCGACGTCGCGGCCCATGCGATAGATGGTGCTGCGCCCGGCCGGCACGCTGGCCACCTGCAGCGGCGCGCGCCAGGGCCGCAAGTCGCCGCGGGCGGGATTCTGGTTGCGCGACACCGTGCCGACCGTGTCCGGCAACAGCTTGGGGTGCAGCGCCCTGTTCTCCCCCTTGAATCCGGTCAGCAGCAGGCGCATGGCGTCAGAAGTAGTTCGGCACCGTGCGCGGGCGGGTCGCGGCCTGGCCGCGCCACAGGTGCGTCTTGATGCGGTCGCAGGCGGCTTCGAACTTCGCCTGCTTGGTCTCGTCACCGGTCAGGCGCGCGACGGCGCCCAGCGCGATCTCGTCGGCGTAGAGGTCGAACAGCGCATCCTCGATGCCGATCGCCTGGTTGCCGGGCCGCAGGCTGCAGGTGACGACCAGCCGCTGGCCATCGCCGGGGTCGCTGCTCAGGATCATCTCCTTGCCGTCGGGCGTGTAGACGTGCGTGCCGGGTTTGGTGTGGTCCAGCTGCAGCGGCTCGCAGCCCAGCTCGGCCGACTCGATGCGCACGAGCTCGGCCATCGGCGGCAGCTCCAGGTCGTAGCAGGGTTGGCCGGCCCGCGTGGTCACCGGGTCCAGCTTCTCCTTCCAGGCCCGCGTGCGCCGGCAGAACTCTTGGGCGGCACGCCGGATGTGGTGCTCTGCCATGGGCTCGGCCACGGCTGGCACCTGCGGCATGACGTCGGCGAAGAAGTGCATCCAGGGCCTCATGCGCGCCTCGGCTGGGTGGATTGGTCGGTCTGGGTCTTCACGCCCAGCGCTTGCATGAACGTGGACATCGCGTTGGCCGCGCGCGCTACATCGCCGGGTGCGTCGCTGTCGACCGACCAGGCGCGGTAGCAGATCCAGTCGATCAGCGGGCCCTCGTAGATGTCGTCCAGCGAGATGGCACTGTCCGATGCGTCCGTGCAGTCGGTCGGCAAGGCCGCGTACAGGATGCGCACCGCGGCGCCAGTCTCGGCCGGCGGGTAGACGTGAAAGCTCTTCGGGTCGTTGGCGTCGAAAAAGTAGTGCTGGATCACGCGCGACGGCCGGGCCTCGAACCAGCCCGTGTTCAGGGCGGTCATCTGCTCGCGGCTGATGAGCGTCACGGCGCGGCCGTCCACGTTGCGGATGATGTCCAGAAGCTTGGTGCCGTTGGCCGGCAGGCTCTGCTCGACGCCGGCCACCAGCGCGCGGTCGGCCTTCACGGCGTTGGCGTCCGGCCGCACGGCGACGATCTGGCGCTGCCCGGCGTTCAGCCAGGCCAGCTTGTCCGCCTGCGACCAGCGCACGTGGCCCAGGTCGCTCAGCAGCTTGGACGCTTCGCCGATGATGTGCGACGCCAGCACGGCTTACTCGCCCTTCAGGCCCTTGGCCAGCAACAGGCGCAGCTCGGCGACGGGTGTGCTGTTGCCGGCCGGAAGCTCGATCGGCGGATCCTGCTCGGCGGCCACGGCGCGGACCTGCTTGGCGGTCAGCTTGCCGATGTCCAGTTGCTCGCCGGCGTCGTTGACCAGCACGAGAGGGTCGACGGGCTCGGCAGGCTGGCCCTCCACCTTCTTGGCGGCCTCGGCCTTTTCCTTCTCGGCGGCGGCGATGCGCGCGGCCTGCTCTTCCTCCTCGCGGCGGATCGCTTCCTCGTCGTCCTCGTCCGAGGTCTGCACGGCGGCGCGCAGCCGGTCGATCTCGGCCAGCACCAGCGCATCGCGCTCGGAGTCCGGCAACGCGTTCCACGCATCGACGTTCATGTCCGCAGCTTCGAATGCCGACTGCAGCGCCGTGTCGCCGCTGACGAAGGCATCCTCGCCGACCTCGATTTCGTCGGTCAGCCATTCAGGCCGGCGCATGGCCACGGTCGCGGGATGGGCCAGCACCTGCGGCGCAGCCTCGCCGTCGTACGCGCGGTAGCCCTCGCTGATCGACAGCAGCCGGTCGATCGACGGCTGGTCCTCCACCGGCGCGACGGCATGGCCGCGGTCGTTGAGGTCAAACTTGATGAGGCCGCCGAACAGCTCGACGACGATCGGCTCCTTGCGGCGGTAGGCGTGGATCAGCATGGTGCTTCTTCCTTCTGAGCGGGGTTCAAACGAAAAGGGGGCAGCACCTCTGCCGCCCCCTCACACACACGGCCCTGGGCCTCGCGATCAGTGACGGAGGTGCAGGATTGCGGTGAACGATTTGCCGGCCGATGCGGCGGTGGCCGCGGCGGTCGTGACCTTGAGGCCCAGCTTGCGGGCTGCGCTGCGGCTGGCTTGCGCGGCCGCCGCGCTGTCGGCGCGGAAGATGCTGCCGTCGGCGGAGCGACCGAACGTCAGGCCCGTCTCGTAGACGGTGTCCAGGTCGGTCTTGCCGGCGTTGACCACGCCCAGCGAAAAGGCCAGCGTCGGCGTGCCGTTGCTGTCCAGCTGGGGGGCGACGATGTCGTAGTCCAGCAGCTGCACGCCAGGCGGCAGATCGACCAGCTCGATGATGTCGTTGGCGGCCAGGGCGGCGACGATGTTCACGTCGACGGGGACCAGCGCCACGGTGGCGTCGAAGGGTTGCGGGACGGCCTTCTTGCCGGTCGCAACGTCGGATTGGATCAGTGCCATTTCGGGCTCCTTGAGGGTGAAGGTTGGCGATGTGCCGACAGGCCCCGCCGAAGCAGGGCCAGGTCATCAGGCGTTGGGGTCGGCGCAGTAGGTGTCCATTGCGCAGACGCCGAAGTCGCGCGCGACGCCGCCGTCCTTGGACTTGTAGGTGGCCTTCTTCACGCCCATGATTGCGTGCGTGCCGATAGCGACCGAGTTGCCGTGGTCCTTCTCGACTTCGGTCCAGCGGTAGCGGGTGCCGGTCTCGTTGTCGCCGTAGGCCACCAGGGCGGCCTGCGAGCCGAGGAACAGCGCGCGGGCCACCGGCAGGTTGGCGCCGGCACCGCCGTCGCTGAAGCGGATCACGTTGCGGTGCTTGTGCAGCACGACATCGTTGTACATGCCCATGGCGCCGGTGAAGATCGGGTTCTTCGCGCCCTCGGCAGCAGCGGCCGCCTTCTGGATGTCGAGCCAGCCGCCGGTGCCGGCGTCCTGGCGCAGGCTGTCGGCCTGGAAGGTGTGCATCAGCGCGATGTAGTGGTCGCCGCCGTCGATGGACACCGGGATCATGGACAGCTCATCGGAGCCGTCGCCGCCCATGGTCTCGGCCTTGGCCACGGCCTTGTCGATCAGCCGCAGCTTCATCGTGTCGCCGGACGTGATCGTGGCGCGGCTGGTGGCCGCACCGCCGTACATCTGGTGCATGCTGTCGGGGGCCGTCAGCGGGTTGACCGCGAAGAACGGGTTGTTGGCAGACCAGACGAAGCCGCCGCCGGTGCCGCGCGAGCCCGACAGGTAGATGAAGTACAACTCGTCCATCAGGCGCTTCCACCAGTCGGTGGCGGCGCGCTTGGCGTCCTGGCGCAGGTTGCGCAGGGTGCGCTTCTTGGTCATGCGCGAGCCGAGGTCGGCACCGCCGCGGACCTGGTCGATGCGCATGCGGTCGGTGAAGTACTTGAGGGGCGCTTCCTTGCCGTCGAGCGTCTCATCGCCGATGATCGGCTCCATGTTCAGCGGCATCAGCAGGTCGACGGTGACCTCGTCGCCGGCGCCGGATTCGAGATCGTCGATGCGCTGGATGGGCAGGCGCGCGTCCTTGCCCTCGCCGACGAACTTCTTGGCCCAGTAGCTCGCTTTGTTGATGGCCACCGCCATCAGCGAGGCCCACTTCTTGACCGCTTGCGGGTCGTTCACACCGATCAGACTGCGCATGGCGCAACTCCTTGCCGCTTGGGCATTGAGCGCGTCTTGCGCAGTACCGGGTTGCCCCCGGTGGCTTGAGATCGTTCCCTGCGCGCCTCACGCGCGCGTCTACGACCTCATGGCGCGCAAGCGTATATCAGGCTTTTGCGGTTGCAAGGGGGGTGGCCGTCTTGCGGTCGGACTGGTCCTGCCGCGGGCGGCCGCCAAGTACCCACGACTCGCTGGGCTTGTCGACGCGGACGTCGTCATGCAGATCCAACCGCAGAGAGGCGCTGCGCCCGCTGCGGTTCTGCATCGTCACGACGATGCGGCCGCCGTCGAACGACAGCGTTTCGCCGATGGCGATGTGGCGATGCAGCGTGGTCATGCCAGGTAGCGCTCCTGCTGGTCGGGGGTCAGGCGGGCCAGCGCGCGCTCGAGGTCGGCGCCCTGCATGTTCTCCAGGTGCGCGAACTCGCTGGCGATGGTGGCATCGGCTGCGACGGGCACGTTTGCCAGCGTCGGCGGGAACGTGGATCGATCCACCGGGGCCCGCGGCTTCACGGGCGCGGCCGGCGGGGCGGCTGCAGGCGCTGGCGCTGGCGCCGGTGCGGCAGTTGCCTTGCCGTGCCGGCGCAGCACGTACTCGGTGGCCTCCTTGAGCGCATCGCGCGAGGCCGCCAGGTTGCCGGGCCGGTCCGACAGACCGCGCGCACCGGCTTCGGCCGCGAACATGCGCACGGCCCGGTCGAACTCGGCTTCGATGGCCCCGTCGTTGGCCTTGAGGTCCAGCCCTGCCGTTGTCAGCCCACGCTGCGCGACGCGCAGATCCTTGTTGTAGTCGGCCACCATGGAGTCCATCCGGACCTGCTCGCGGGCCTGGTCGCTGGCCTCCGCGCGCACGAGCACGTCGAGCTTGTCCTGCACGCCATCCTCGACAGCCTGGAACTCCTCCTGCGTGATCTCGCCGGCCAGCAGCTTCTGCATGGCTGCGGACTTCTCCGCGCGCAGGGCTTTGCGCTGCTCGGCGGCGTCGTCGGGGGTGGAGCGCTGCGGTTGCGGCGCCGGCTCGTCGTCGGCGTCTGCCGTGGCAGGCGCTGCGGCCGGCTCGGGCGCCGGCGCGCTGGCGGGGTCGGCGGCCGGGGCCGGGGCAGGCTCGGGCGGTGCGGCAGGCGGCGCGGCTTCGGCGGGCTCCGGATCGGCGTCCGTGTCGGTGTCGTCGGCTGCAGGAACGGCAGCGGCCGCAGCCGGCGCGGGGGCAGGCGCGCCGCCGGTGCCCAGCTCGCGGACCATATCCTCGTCGTTCTCGTCGGTGGCCAGCAGGGCTTCACGCTCCACGGTGCTGAGACCGCGCAGGTCGTCTTCGGAAATCGTCATCGATTGTTCTCCAGTGTGGGAAAAGGTGCGGCCTCGACGGGCTCGGGTTGCAGGGGTTCAGAGAATTCGGGAGCCGCGACCTCGACGGGCGCCGGAGCGGCGGGCACGGGCACGTCGCCCTCGTGCAGGTCAACAAAGCCGGCGGACTTCGCGATCTCGTCGGCCGCGGGGGCCACGGCCGGATTCATGGCCACGATCTGCGCGGCGTTCATTGCCTGCAGCAGCGTCTCGCAGCGCTTGAGCACGGCGCCGACATCCATCTCGGCCATCTTGGCGCGGGCCATCTCGATGTCGACCTTGATCTTGTCGAGCGTGGCCTGGGCCGTGCCGGTCGCGATCTGCTCGGCTTCCTGCTGCTTGGCTGCTGCAATCTGCTCGGCCTGCTGCTCCTCGGGGGTCGGCGGCTTCGCGGGGTCGCGCTGGCCGTTCAGCTTGCGGATGCGTGCGACCCACTCCTCCTTGTCCTTGATGTCGGCGGTCTCAACAACGAGATCCAGCACGGACAGCACGACCTGGGGAGCGAAGGTCGCGATCTTGCCCAGCAGGTCGAAAAGCTGCTCCATCGCGGCCTGGGCCAGGCTGGCCCGGTAGTCCTGGGTGTCGACGATGAAGTCCGCCTCGCGCGCGGTGACGTCGTTCAGGATCTGGCCCGTCGCCGGGTCGAGCCGGTTGATTTCCAGCCACTCGACCGGCTTGCGGCCGCCCGCGATGCGGATGGCCTTGGCCTCGGTCCAGAATTGCTCGATGTGCGACAGCCGCAGCTTGCCGGCCTGCTTGATGGCCAGCAGCAGGTTGTCGAACAGCTCTGAGGTGGTCAGGCTGCCCTGGTCCTGCTTGAGGCCGATCGCTTTGCCGCTCTGGGCGGACGTGTCGCGGCCCAGGTTTTCGTTCGTGACGCCGCCGGCGTTGCGCAGCAGCTGGCTGTCCTGCGCGGCAAGCTCGGCATTGGCCTGGAAGTCGGCCATGTTCTTTTCGAACGTGAGCTGCTTGTTCTGTTTCTTGACGATGATGCCGTCGGGGCGCGCGGCCTCGATGCGGGCCTCTTCGATGTCTTCGACCGCGCCGTCGTCCATGACGATGCGGTTCACGCTCAGCGCGTACAGCGCCTTGCTGCGGCGCTTGTTCAGGTCGTCCTGGATGTCCCGCATGCCGCGCATCGCGCCGTAGGCCAGGCCGTCGCGCGCGCGCCGGTAGCCCCAGATCGGCACCAGCAGGAACCGGCCGTGCCGCATCGGGCTGGCCATGTCGAGGCAAGGCGCCTCGCGCGTGGCGATCATGAGCCGCATGCGGAACTTCACGGCCTCGTAGGTCTTCGTGTTGTCGCGCAGCAGTTCGGCCTGGCGCGGGTCGGCCTGGTTGACCAGGCGGCCGGCCAGTGGGCCCTCGGCGAACACGGGCACGCGCTCGGGCACGCGATACCAACACTCGTTGAGCTCCACGCTGCGGCGCGTGCTGTTGTCCCGGTAGCCCTCGCGGCTCATGTACGCCGCGCGGGCGCCGAACACGCTGTGCGCCGACGTCCATTCGGTCTCGCTGGCCCCCGTCAGCTTCTCACCCAAGTACCAGATGTCGTCGCCGAGATCCTGGTCCTCGTGCCGGCCGGCCATGTTGCGCAGGTGGGTGGCGTGCTCCGGCAGCAGCATCGTCGCGTAGTCCAGATCGATGACCCGGCGGCGGAACAGGTAGCGGGCGTCGACGTTGTAGTCGATGTTGCGGCTGTGGCTGTCGCGGTAGACGTTGCGCCAGTCCTCCATGCCGCTGTAGATGATCTCGTTTTCGGGGTCGCGGTTGACGCCCTCCTCCAGCCAGGACAAGCCGGCCGTGGCCGCCTGCTTGAAGGCCTTCGAGCGGTGCCACTGCGTCTCGTTGACGTCGTCGGTGTACTTGACCAGCTTGGTCTTCAGCTCGGCGCCCTGCTCGTCGTCGGGCTCGCGCGGCAGGATCTTGTAGTCCTTGCGCATGCGCTTCTCGGTGCCGGCGATCCAGTCGATGGTCTGCCGGGACTCGTTGAACACCAGCGGCGCCTGGCCGCGCTCCATCAGGACGCGGGCATCCTCGGGCCGCCATTGCAGGTGGTCGTAGTAGTCCTCGTCGATCTGCATCTGCAGCCGCTCTTCGGCCTGGCGCTCGGCCTCGTACTCCAGCAGGCCCATCAGCGTGCCGTGGCGATGGCGGCGCAGATCCTCCTCGCTGGCGTCGGCTGGCCGGTCGGGCCCGTTGAGCTCGTCGGCCGAGGGCTTGTTGGGGTCGTTGGGCTGCTCACGCAGCAGCCGGTCGCGGACTTCGAACATTGGCGGTCCTAGATGAGTTCGGAGTGAAGTTCTTTGCCGGCCGCGCGCGCCGTGACCTCGATCCCCATGCGGTGCTTGCGCACCTCGAGCGCACTGGGCTGCTCACTGGGCATGTCGATGAGGTCGGGCATGCCCTCGCAGATGATGTCCAGCATGCGGGTGATGGCCGATCGGTCGTTCATGTCGAAGCCCAGCGCTTCCGCGGCCAGGGCGGACGACTTCAGCAACTGCGGCGTGGGGTTGCCCTTGTTGTCGACGTAGGCGTAGGCGTTGCGCTCCGGGATGATGTAGGCCCCGGTGTCCATGCGGCGGTGCGCAGGAAACAGGACCATGCAGGGCTCGGGCTGGCCGTCGGCGGTGTGGTCTCCAGAGGCGCGCAGGTCGAGCCACTGGAAAGAGCAGACGACATCGCCGATGACGCGCTGGCGCCAGGCGCGCTCGCCGCCGAGTTCGACCATGGGGGTGCCGCTGGGGCCGAGAATTGAGGTCACGCGGTCCTCCACGAGGTTGTGCGCGCCGTGCGCGCGGATTGGGATTTCGGTGCGACGTAGCCCTGGCCGTACTGCCGGAAGGCGTCGGCGGCTTCGCTGTGCTCGTTGTGGAGCGGGTGCTGGCTCCAGCAGCCCTGACTCTCGTTCCACTTCTTGCGATAGGCGGCGATGTGCGCGAGGCCGGCCTTGCAGCCCTCCTCGTCGAACCACGCGCTGCTGAACGCGGCGCGGGTCTTCTGGATGCCGTGGTTGATGTCGTCCACGACGGGCACGATTTCCCAGCGGCCGCCCAGCTTCAGTGCTTCGAGCTCGTCGATGGGTGCGGCCACCTTCTCGCCCTGCTGCCGCTGGTGCGCGGCGTCGTGCGGCAGGTAGTGCGTTCCCCAGACGTAGCCGCGCTTCTGGAGCTCGGCGACGTAGTGGCTGTAGCTCTCGCCCCATCCCTCAATGAAGCCGATGAAGCGGTTTTCCAGGCCGACGCGCTGGTGCAGCCAGATGGCGGTGCCGTCACTGCTGCCGATGTCCCAGAAGGTGTTGACGGGCACGCCTTCTTGGTACGGCACGCGGGTGATCCGGCGCTGCTTGCGCGCGGCGGTCAGCTGCTTGGCGTAGTAGGTGCCCTGCGTGGAGACTTGGAACGCCTCGTCCGGCGTGCTCGGGTACTCCTGCCACATGCTCTCCTCCTCGCCGGAGAAGTCGGCATCGCGGGTGGCGACGTACCAGTTGCGCTGGGCCTGGTCCAGCGTGATCTTCATCACGGCCTCAACCTCGGCGAAGTACTCGCGGTCGGTCTCGGTTATGAGGACGTTGGCGCCCTCCATGCGGTAGCCGGGCTCCTGCCACCACGGGAAGAAGTGGAACCGGTAGTCGCGGGCGGTCAGCTCTTTGCCGGATTCGTGCAGGGCTTGGGCGCGCTGGGACAGCTTGAAGAAGTCGCCCTCGCGGCCTTCCGCGGTGGACTCGATGATGGCGATTCCGTCGAGCGGCACGGCCGGCAGCGAGCCGGTGATGACTTCCTTGGCCTTGTCCGGGAACTTGGCGCAGATCTTCCCGAACTCCGAGACGTGCAGCCGATGGATCGTGCCCGACCGCATGCTCGTGGCGACGCGGATGCTGGAGTTGTTCGAGAACAGCAGCTCTGCCGCGCTATCCCTGGCCAGCGGACGCGCGTCCCGAATCTCGGGCGGCAGGTGCTGGTATGCCAGTTTGACCTTGTCGCGGAAGATGGCCTCGGCGGCCTCGCGGTCCTGGGCGATGATGCCGCAGCGCTGGTCCGCGTTAAACAGCGCGTGGTCCAGGAACAGGATGGCCACCAGCGTGGTGAAGCCCAACTGCCGCGCCTTCAGGATGATGTTGCGGTGCCAGAGCCTGGAGAGCAGGCGCCGCTGCGCGCGGTTTGGGCGGAACGGAACGGTTGTGCCATCGCCCGTGTCCGACTTCAGCATGATCTTGTAGAGGTAGCCCGAGCACAGGCGCCACATCGGATCGGCCAGGCACATCGCCAGCTCGTCCTCGTTGGACGGCACCATGTCGTAGTGGACCGACACGCTACTCACGCTCGGGATCCTTCACGACCGGAACGCTGGAGCGGCCCATGCCGGCCAGCAGCTGAGCGATGGGGTCAACCTTCTGGGCGTTGTCCCGCTCGAACAGGCCCAGATGCTTCATCAGCCGGTCGAGGTTCGCACCCTTGTCGGCCAGCTTGTACTTCTTGACGACCGCGCGCTCGGCCCCCTCGCCAGTTCCCAGCCGGACTTCCTGCACGTCCAGGCCAGCGAGCGCCGCGGCGGTGTCGTCGTCGAGCTGGTGAATCGGCAGCGGCACCCCGTCCGCGTCGAACAGCTTGCGCGGGTCGAACAGGGCAAGCCTGGCCACCTCCTTGAGCACGCGGTGCGCATCGACGCCTACGCGCTCGGCCCGCTCCTGCTTCTTCTGGGCGATCAGGGCGGCGACCTTGGGATTTCCTGTGAGCCTGCAGCCCTCCGCGCTCGCAGTCGAGAGCGACACGCCCGGGTTCGCGCGCAGGTAGGCCTGGGTCGCGTTCAGGTCGATCAGGTACTCATCGACGAATCGCTGCGCGCTTGGGGAAAGGTCTTGCTCGGGCTCGACAGCCGCGGCGCGCCATCCCCCGCGCTTGGCGGGCTCTGGCTTCGGCTGCGTGGCCTTCTTTGGCGCTACCGCCTTCTTGGCGGCTGGCTTCTTCGGGGTCGGCTTGGCGCTGGGCTTCGTGGCCTTGGTGGCGGTTTCAGCGGGCGACGGGCTCTTGCGCGGCAATGAAAGGGCCCGCCAGCGCTAGGCCGGCGGGCTAAGTGCGCGGGTGACACGCACGGGAGGAGACAACTGCGGAACGGCGCGTATGGAAATTTATTCGGGAGGTTTGCGCAAGGGGGGTGCGCAAGGAGACGCAAAAAAGCCCGCACGCGGCGGGCTGCATCAGGGCTACTCGCTCGGTCAGACGCTGGCGCCGCCAACCCGAACAGCGCCCACAAGAGTGACGGCGACGATGTGCTCCTCAACGAGAACGATCTTGGATGCCCCGTTGTCCAAGATGACAGCGCCGCCGTGCTGGTCCGTCGGGCGCCCGGTCATCGCCTCGCCGTTGCTCATGTGGAACTTGAAATTGGCGGGTCTTGCGCCCGGATTGCTGATTGCCTGATCGATGATTTCTTGAATGGCTGGAATCATGGTGCCTCTCTGTTGGTGGGGCACCCATTGTGCGAGAAAGATCACACCAGCACCTTCACCCCAGGCGCCGCGCTCCTGATCCGGTTGGCCGTCTTCTGGATGGCCTGCTCGTAGACGCTGCGCGCGACCGACTGACGCTGCAAGTCGTGGAACTCGTAGACGTCGAGTAGCGCTTCGTACTCCCCGGCCGAGCGCCCGATGCGGCCGTGGTCGTTGTGTCGGTGGTGGCCGGCCAGCAGCGCCGCCTCGGCGCGCTCGCAGGCTTCCAGGGCTTCGGGGCCGATCCCATCCCGTGCCATGGTCTCGCACAGGTTGACCATGTCGCACAGGGCGCGCCAGTCCTGAACGCTGGGCGCGCCGGCTTTGAACTGCTCCAGCGCCGATAGCTCGACGGTGCGGAGCTTGTCTAGGGCCGCCGCCGGCGTGATGGAGGCGCCGGCCATGGCATGCAACACAGGATTCACCAGCGCGTAGTGGCGGCGGCGGACTTGCTTGCGGCTCATGGCTCGCTCTCCGGTACAGGAAGGTCTTTCGGCCACAGGCCGAGGGAAATGATCTGCCGCTGCGTGTCGCGCGCCCAGGCTGGCTCCAGCGCGCGCCGCACGTGCTTGGGGAACAGCGCGGCCTGGTCGAACTGAGGATGGCAGCCGCGCACGCCTGGGCGGTCGCAGCACAGCGGGAAGCAAAGGCGGTCGTCGGTCTTTGCGCCCATGCCCTTCCCGGTGTTGGGGTGCGCAGCCTGGCTGTAGCTGCCGACGCCGCAGTTCTTGCACGGCAGCAGCGCGACCAGGCGGCGGTAGCCTTCGTGCTCCAGCGTCTCGGCCTTGGGCGCCGGCGCGAGGTCTGCAGGGCCCATGCTGGCCGCCCTGCCCTGCACCGCCATGAGCGCGCCGCGGCGAGCTGCCTTCTCGGCGATCCGGCGTTCGGCCACCTGGCGGGCGCGTTCGGCCTGGCGCTTGGGGTTGAGGCGGAGCATCAGTTCGTACCTCGAGCGGCGTAGCGCATTGCTGCGACCAAGCGGCTGACCGGGTACGGAGCCCGTACCGGCACCGGCGGCGCCGCGGAGGCGCGCAGCGTAAAGGTTTGAAGGGGCGTTCGAACGAGGCGGAAGCCGGACCAGCGACCAACCTCGCCCGTAACAAGCCAATCCACACCGCCTGGGAGTTGGTCTTCCAACGCGGCGTGGACCTTCGGGTGAATCGGGACGGCCGGGCGCGCAGTCCGGTGCTCGACCGCCCAATCTGCGAACCAGTGGTCCTGCAAGGCCTGGGCGTACAGGCGGTAGGCGTGTACGATGCTCATGCCGCCAGCGTCATGATCTGCGCGTGGAATTTGGTCTGGTTCACAGCCTCGTTCTCGCGCGCCGCGTTGCGCTTGCGGATGGCGGCCAGGTCCGGCGCCTGCAGCTTGCGAATGATGTCCAGGCAATGCGCGACAGACTGCGGCTCCACGATGATCTCCTCGGTGCGGACGAGGGGCGCAGCAAAGATCCGGTAGTCTTCGATGCTCTTCGGCTCTTCAAGCCTGAATGCGGGTCGAGCGTCGATCGCATGGAAGTCCGCGAAGTCCACATCTGTGCATCTCACCGCCTGGAGCTTCTCGGCGACGTAGCGGATGTGGAATGCCAGCGGCTCGCCTCGCCGGCGCGCTGCATAGAAGTCCACACGCAGCGTGTCGGCGAGCATGTACAGGCCCAGATCCCAATGCTTCATGACCAGCGTCAGGCGCTCTTGGTAGGCGTTCTCCTCAGCCGCGAGGCGCCACCCGGCCTGTTGCAACCGGGTGGTTGTGCTCTCGAAGCCCGCAAAGAACACACGATGCGGGCGGCTGAGCACCGGGTCGAGGTCAAACCTGACCATCAGCGATCTGCTGTTCGTAGTCGGCGATCTGGGCGTCGATGCCCTTGAGCACCGCCTCAGACTGGGCTCGCTGGCGCAACAGTTCCTTCATGCGGTTCTTGGCCTTGCTCGCGATCTCTTCGCGAACTTCCTGTTCGGCCTGCTCGCGGATGCTCAGCGGCTTGGTGATCTTGGTAATCGTCATGGCGTCTTCGCTCTCTTCTTCATGGTGATGGTGAACGGCAGCAGGTCGAGTAGCCTGCGCCGAAGGGACCGGGATGCGCGGATGCGCACCTTCTCGGCATCGACGGCGGCCCGGCGGGCCTCCGCGTCGATCTCTGCTTGGGCCTGCTCGCGCACGGCCGTGGTGTCTTGGGTGGGCATCAGCACGCCTCCATTCCCTGCCAGGACTTAGGCGCCCGGAAGCGCACGCCATGGTCGATGCCGAAGGCGTTGAGCCACTCGATGAACCCGGAGGCCAGGCGCACGCTGAGGTTGCGGGTCTGGTTGCCGAGCAGCACCGTCTCGCCGCGCAGGCCGCGCCCGATGCGCAGATCGCCCAGCTTGCGCCACTCGTCTGCGAAGTCCGGGTCGTTGAGGGAGTCGATCCGGAACGCGCTCAGCAGGATGCGCTTGGCGTCGTCCTCGTCGGCCAGCTCGCCGCCGATGTGCTTCGAGATGTCGGCGATGAGGGCGTGGAAGTGGGCGTTCTGCCCGTCGCGCCGTGTCTCGTCCTTGACGGTAAGCAGCTTGCGCCGGCCTGCGGCGATGTCTTCCTTGATCTCGCGCCAGAGCGTGGCCAGCGCCTTGTGGGCCTGCACGGGCTCGGCCAAGGTGATGGTCTGCTTCATCGCGCCGCCCTCCACTGCACCCAGGCGCCGCGGGCGTAGACCGCGCTGTAGGCCAGGGACAGGGCCAGCAGTCCCCAGGCGCTGGACTGGATGGCGAAAGCGATCCAGAACGGCTGGCCGGCGAGGCCGATGGCGGGCGCCCAGCGCCGGCCGCGCGCGCTCGCGCCCATGGCAAGCCAGAGCGCGGTGAGGCCGAAGACGGCCAGAGCGAGCTGCGTCAGCACGGCGCCACCTCGAACAGGTCCAGCGTCAGGTTGTCGGGCTTCGGGCGGCGCACGGCGGGAACCTGCTGGCTGTTGACCCACAGGAAGCCGAAGCGCTTGCGGGCCTTGGCCATGAGGCCGTGGCGGCGCGCGCAGGTCGGGCCAACAGGCAGCTGGCCGATGAACATGGCCGCCTTGTCGAGGGATCTACCGCAGATGGCGCAGCGCATCAGGACACCTCCAGTTCAACGGCCCACTCCTTGGGCTGCCCGCGCCGCTGCGCGTACTGCCAGACGATCGACGGGTCGGCGTCGTCACGGCCGAGCCAGTCCGCAACCTGGTCGCGCACCGCCTTGAGGCTGCCCGGCAGGTTGTCGTCGTCCATGGGGCGCGTGCCGGGCGACACGCGGCGCAGCAGCACGGTGACGGCGCCGGCCGGAGCTGCGTGCGGGCGCATGGCCCAGGCGGTGGCGGTGCGCTCGCCCTTCACGCGTTTGGCGCGCGTTCGCCAGTGCTCCCGACCATTCAAGCCGGCACCGGTGCGCAGCGGGATAGAGACGGTCAGCATGCGACAGCCTCCCTCTTGGCCTTGCTCTTGTCGATCTCGGCCAGCATCAGGCCAGGCAGGCGAGCCAACCCGAACGGATCGAGCGACGCATGGTGCTCCGCATGCGCCAGGATCTCGGCTCGGGTGTAGCGCCACGTGGCGGCGCAGCGCTTGATGTGCTCCACGGCGATCTCCTCGGCGCCGGTCACCGCGCCCCCAGTCCAGCGAACGGCGTGGACAGTTCGCGCCTGAACTTGTTCGCGCGCAGCATGTAGACGTATGCGACGGAAACGCCGTGCTTGGCTGCCGCATCCGGGGCGCGTTCGCCGTCCAGGCGGATGGCTCGCACAGCCTCATCGCTCAAGGGGCTGGCTTTGCGTCGAGCGATGGCGATGTTCATCAGCCGAAGCTTGTGGTTGCCCGTCTTGAGGGTTCGACGGTTCAGCTGCGCGCGAGTCATCAGGATGACGTGGTCCGGGTTTAAGCACAGGTGCTCGCGGCAAGTGGTCGTGACGACCATCCCTGGTGGCGCGGACTCGTCGTGCGTGCATTCCCAAACCGCCTTCCGCAATGGGTATTCCACGTTCTTGACGCTCACGACAGGGCCGCGCGGATTGCGTGCGCCAGTCCACAAGCAGCAGTCGCCGTATTCCTCGCACCGCCACATGACGCGGTTGGCCAAGTAGTCGGCGTCGATGGGGGACTTGCTCATGTGGCAGACCTCAACGAGAACAGACGATCGAGACGCACCAGCTCTGCAACCTCGTCGCCGCCGGCCGTGGCCACGGCGCTGGCAATCGCCTGCTTCAGGCCATCGAGCGACATGGGCAACGCGCGATCGCCGGTGCGACGCTCCAGAGCACGATGTTCGTGCTTGGCGATCGTGGCCCGAGCGCGCGCTGCCATCTGGCTGCGCAGCTGCTGACTCATCCCCAGCGCCGGCTGTTCGGGCTTGTAGACCTTGCGCGGCGCAGCGGCGCGGCACAGGCTAACGAACTGCGGCAAGCTGGGCGGGAACTCGGGGTGTGCGGCCTTGCAGGCCTCCAAGGCAGCGATCACGTCCTGCTCGCCAAAGCTCTGCAGCGTGTGAGCCCAAACCGCACGGGCGCTTCCGATGCCCTGGTCCCGCCCCTTCTCGTCCAGTTGGCCAGTGGCGTACTTGGACAGGAACAGGGCACCGTAGAAGCCGTGCAGCACCTTGAACACGTCGTTGGCGGTGGCCTTGTCGGCAGATTTCTGCTCGTGCCGGAACTGGTCCAGCGATACGACCGGAGCTTTAAACATCGATGAAGTCCTTTTGCAGTGGACGCTCGTCGTCCATGTCGAAGATGGCCGCCGCGGCTGCGGCGTGCTTGTTGCCGTTGCGCGGAGCGGCGGCGGCCGGCAGGTTCCCGATGGCCGCGGCTTCATGGCGCCGGCTCTCGGCGACCTTCAGGGCGTAGGCAAAGGGCTTGCGCCGCTCCACAGCGTCGGCGGCAGCGGCCACCAGCTCGGCGATGGTCATGCCCGCATCCAACAACGCGATCAGCCTCGGATCAGCAGGGCTTACCGACTGCATGCCGGTCGCCTTCATCGCTTTGCAGGCCTCGCCCGGTGTCGGTCGCGGCACACCATCGACAGATGGTGTGTTTGAAGTTGAAGTTGCAGATGAAGAAGAAGGGGGGGGTTCTTCGAAACCTTCAAGGGGGGGTTCGAAACCCCCCTTCGGCTTCGGCGGCCTCCCCCCTTTCGATCCATGCGAGGCGCCCTTTGCACCATGCTCAGCACCCGCCTTACCACCTTCGGCGCGGACATTGCGGATGCGCTCGTCGGCCACCATGCGCTTGCTGTAGATCGCCCCTTGATCGGTGGTGCGCGCGACGCCGCTCTCGATCAGTTCATCCAGCAGCTTCTTCACCTGCGCAGCAGGCACGCCGATCTGGCCTGCCATCTGCTGCATGGTCATGGGCTTGCCGTTCAGCATGAGGTGGCCGTAGGGCTCGCAGTCGTGGGCCACGCACATGAGATCGATCCACAGGCCGCGTGCCGCCAGGGAACATGCGCGCAGCTCTACGTCCTTGCGCCAGTCGCCCGGGTAGAACTGGAAGGCCGGTCGCTTCACTGCGACCCCCTGCCCAGCGCCCAGCAGCGCATGCGGTTACGCATGAGGTCGCCGCCGTCGCGCTGGACGACATAGACCAGACCGCTGTCGCGCAACTCCTTCATGCGGCGGTCGACCTGCACCATCGTCAGGCCGGCTTGCTCGCCGATCTCAGCGGGCGTGGCGCCACTATGCGAGGTAGCCACGGTCTTCATCGCCGCCAGGATGCGCTCGTACTGATTCGGAGCGAACTCCGGCACGCGCTCAGCCGCCAGGACGGACGACAGCGGGTCGGTGGCCCGCACAAGGTGGGCGGCGTTCATGCGGCCTCCGCGACGGGCTCGTCCATGTCGAACAGCGTAGGCATGGACGCCTCGCGCTCGGCTGCCTTCAGGTAGTGCACCTGGTCCTTGAAGTAGCCGGCGTTGAGCTCGCTCCCGCCCGCGCGACGGCCTAGCTTGATGGCGCGCACGCCCACGGTGCCCAGGCCATGGAACGGGTCGTAGACGACCTCGCCCTTCATGCTCCAGCGCTCGATGGCGCGGTCCACGATGTCGAACTGCAGCGGGCAGACGTGCTTTTCGACGGCGCGGTTGGCCTGCTCCCCGTTCAGCGTCCGCATGCGGGCGATGTCGGTCCAGACGTTCTCGTCTGGGCTGCCAGGCTGAAGGCAGGCGAACTCGCGGGGCAGCGCGCCCCGCTCTTCCAGCTGCTCGCCGATGGAAACATGCCGCTCGTAGTCGTAGACCTGGCGCATGCTGTCGTCGGTGAAGAACTTGGCCAGCTTGGCCGGGCCCATGGCGGCCATCTCATCGGCGGTCAGCAGGCGGTTGCCGCTGGAGCGCCAGTAGGCGTGCGCGTCGATCTGCCACCGGCCGAGGCTGTAGTCGGACTTCAGGCGCGCCACCGGCACGTCGGCATAGCCCCGGCTCAGGTCGGTCTGCGGTTTGAAGAACACCAGCAGGTACTCGCTGCAACCCGTGCCCATCTTCGTGCTGTCCTTGCACATCTCGGTGTAGCTGAGCCGGTACGTCTGGTTGTTCTCGCGCACCACGTCGGTGGTGATGGAGACCATGGCCAGCTTGTGAAATCCGTGCTTGCGCAGGTGCATGGAGGCCTCCTCGTGGAAGTAGTCCATGCTGGGCCGGCCCAGGCCTGTGACGTTGCCGAACATCACGCGGTCCTTGACGTGGATCGCGGCGATGCGGCCCGGCTTCAGGATGCGGTGCAGCTCCGGCGTCAGGAAGTCCATCTGCCGCCAGAAGTGGTCGTTGCCCTCGGTGTGGCCGAAGTCGTTGTAGCTGGGGCTGTACTCGTAGTGATTGGCGAAGGGGATCGATGTCACGATGAGGTCGACCGAGTTCTCCGGACGGGCCCGGGCTTCGAGCACGCAGTCGTTGTGCGCGACTTCGAAGAGGTCGCCCTTCACGACGGTGCGCGTGACGCCGATGGTCCTGGCCAGGGTGTCCTGCATGGCCAGCTGGTTCAGGCCGTAGGTGCGAATCAGCGCGCTCATCTGCGTCTGCACCTCGTCGTGCTGGCGCCACTTCTGCTGCAGGGTCCGCAGCACCTCGCGCTCGGCCTCGGTGTGCACGATGTCGATGCGAACCGGCTTGGTCTGGCCGAAGCGGTGCACCCGGTGGATGGACTGGATGAAGTCGCGGAACTTGAAGCCGATGCCGGCGAATACCTCGCGGTGGCAATGGCGCTGGAAGTTGCAGCCTGCACCAGCGATCACAGGCTTTGTGGAGAGCAGGCGGAAGGCACCGTTGCCGAAGCCGACGATGCGGTCTTCGCGCTGTTCCAGGTCCTGCGTGCCCCACACGCTGACTGCCTCTGGGATCTCCGCCTGCAGCGCGTGGCGCTCGTCTTCCAGGTCGTGCCAGATCACGAAGCTGTCGTCAGGGTCGGCCTCGACGATCTCGCGCACCTTGGCGATGCGAGCCGGCATGCTGGAGCGCTTCTCACCCGCGGCGGCCGACAGGCCCATAGCCACATTCGGGATCAGCATGCCCTGACCGTTCTTCTCGGCGCCGGCCGTCTCGTAGTCGCTGGGCACCTCGTGGTAGCGCACGTCCAGCGCGGGCAGGTTGTAGCCCTCGTCTGAATGGCCGAGGTCGCTCGGGCGCTGGATAAAGACCGCCCAGGACGCCACCCACAGCCAGAATTCCTTCTCCTTGTGCGGGTACAGCGTCAGGTTGCCGGCCTTCTCGCTGTCGCGCTGGAAAAAGCGGGTCAGGGCCTGGCCGGTGTCCATCACGCCCAGGTAGCCGGCGTAGTGGATCAGCTCCTTGTAGCGGTTCGGGCTCGGCGTCGCCGTCTGCACGAACTTGTAGTCAACCCCCGCGAACGCGGGCAGGAACTCCTGGTAGGTCTTGCTGCCGTAGCTGCGCAGCACATCGGCCTCGTCCAAGTTCACCGCGCGCCAGGTCGACGGCGTGATGTTTCCCTCGCGGATGGCTTCGTAGTTGGTCAGGTAGATCGTGCTCGGGTCGTCGATCTCGCTGTCGCGGCGCACGAAGCGGATGTCAATGGCGCATTCGCCCTTGAAGTGCTCGGCGGCTTGGCCGATGAACTCATGCCGCACACCCAGCGGGCACACGATGCCCCTGATGCCGGGCCGATGGATGCCGATCAGGCGCATCAGCTCGAGCGCCGTGACGGTCTTGTGCAGGCCGAAGCTGGCGAAGATGGCGCGGTTGCCGCCCTGGGCCGCCCAGCGCACGATGTCACGGGTGTGCGGCTTCAACGCCTGGTTGATCTCATCCATGGGCACATCGAAGCCCTGGAAGCTGGCCAGCTTGATCTTCTCGCGCAGGAACTGCTCATACGGGTCCATCAGATCGTCTCCTCGTTCTTGTTTTCCCGGAACACCGAAGGCACCGCCCGCGAGACCGACATGCCCCGCTCGTTCGGAGCCATGGACACCGTGCGCCGGCCGGCAGCGTCGAGAGCCAACGTGCCGGGCAGCGTGATGGTCTTGGGTTGCGCGCGCGGCCCGCGCTTGCGAGGTGGCGTGGCGGTGCGGCCAGAGGGGACCAGGTAGGCCCACAGGAACGGACCGGCAGAGCGCGGCTTACCTGTGTCCTCCCAGACCGCAGGCATGGCGAATGCGTGCTCAGACATGGCGCACCGCCTTCGCCCGCTGCAGCAGGAAGTCGAGTCGCAGGTTGTATTCGCCCTGGCTGAGCTGGTCGTCGGTGTTGACCTCGCGCACGACACACTCGGGCCGCGTGCCGTCCTGCACCTTGCGGACCTCGATCATCTTCCCGCTGGGCAGCAGGAAGCGCTTATAGAGGTACTGCGCCGAGCTCACAGCAGCCCGCCTTCGGTCGGCCGCACGTCCGACGAACTGCGGACCATGGAGATGCGCCGTTGCATGACCATAGCGACATGCTCTGCACCGAACACATCCATCGTCAGAACGAAGTCGACGTATTCGCTCGCGGAGTCGAAGCCGAGTTCTCGGAAGCGGCGCTCAACGCCCTCCTTCAGCTCGTCAGACACGCGTGCCTCGACCTTGGCGGTCTTCTTGCCGCCAAGGATGCCCCTGGCGAATCGGGTTACTGGGTTGGTCACTGGTGCTCCCGTGCTGGGTTGGAATCAGGCGGCCGCCGTGTCGATCTGCAAGTCGGCTTGTCGGTCGGCGTAGGCCCGCGCGAAGCGCGTGTGCATCGCGTCGTCGGCGGGGTATGGATTGGCGCTGTAGTGCGGCTCGCCACGGTCAGCGGCGGCGCGAGCGAGGTCGTCGACCTCGTGCACGGATAGTTCGGTCAGGGGTCGGATGTGCATGTCGAAGGGGCTGGGTTCAGGCACGTGGCGGACTGGCTGCCGGCGTGGCTGTCAGAAGGCTGCGAGCGCAGCAGCAAGGCCCAGCAGCAGGCCGGCGCGCAGCCACCGGTTGCTGTCCAGGCAGAACCAGGCCAAGAGGCCGGCGAGGGTTTGGGCGGCGCCGATCAGGGCAGCGATGACCATGGGTCAGGCCTGCGCGTGGGTTTCAGTGGCGGAAGACCGCCGCTTTTTTTTGGCGACTACACGAGCGCACTCGCGCACAAGTTCCCAATTGACCTTGTCGTTCAAGTCTTCAAGGGGAATGCCCGTGGCTGCCGAAACGTCAGGGGCGCGTTCGGCAGACACTCGGCCGACTTTCAGCCAGTGCTCTACATGCTGACGCAGCACCCCATTTCCGATGGCCTCGGCCAGCTTGCCGGGGCTTCCCTTGTTGTCGACGGCACGTTGGATTCCGGTGGGCTGTTGCATGGCTGCGGGGGCTTGAGGCAAAGTGGTTTGCCGATTATCACGCAAACAGGTTTGCTTGCAAGGGGTGCAAAATCGTTTGCGGTGAAAAAATCTCTTGCTACCCAGGTCAAAGAGTTCATGGCGTCCCGTGTCGACAGCCATGGCAATTCCATGACGCCTGCAGCCATGGCCTCTCTGGTCGCCAGCCACCAGGCGTACCTCCCCGTCGCATCCCGCTGTAAGCGGCAGGACATCGAGAACCTGTTGAAGAAGGACTTCCGGACGACTCGTTACACCCCTGCTCTGGCGGCCGCGATGGGGACCACGGTGGAAGAACTGGTTGGCGTGAAGAGCGTTGCTACCCTGCAGCGGGCTCGGCCATCGGAAGCAACATCACAATCCGATTTGTCAAGTGAACGCATCACTCGATATGTCTCGGATGTGAGCCAATCCCTTGTGGAATTCGCGCGCGTTTTGGACAAGCCCCAGCGCACCCTGTTGCGCGGCCTCATGGGAGACCTCCTTAGTAATCCTGAAGCCTTCTCCTATCTGGACCATGACCAGGTTCGAGCGTTGTTGTCGGACAACGCTTTTAGGGATGACCCGGGGGTGGCCATGACCGAGCCGTCCGACCCGTTTACGACGATCGATTCACATTCGGATACAAACGAGGGTGAAACGAATCACAGGACGGAACGGGATGGGACAGCTTTTCAAATTTCCGCGAAGCGCCGCTCTTCGCGGTCGTGACGAGATGGTGTCGTTGCTAGCGACCGCCCATCAGCAAGCCCTCGACGGCAGGCTTGACGCCGTCTTCATCATGGTGAAGCGTCGTGACGAGTCGCATGGGTTCGCGACAGCAGGCCGGTTTCGCGACCAGCCTGGTGAGATCGTGAACCCAGTCCTCAAGTGTCTGACGCAGCTGTTCCGGCCAAAGCAGGCGCGGGCGAAGTGCTGAGCATGGGCAGAAGACTTGGCACCACTGCTGCCGCGCTGCTCGTCGCGCTTGTGGCAGGCATGGCGGGCTGCGCGACTACGTACGGCCCTCGCGGGATCGACGGCGGGTACTCTGAATCTCGACGCGCCGATGACATCTACATCGTCCGCTTCGAGGGCAACGGGTTCACCAAGCCGGACCAGGCCGAAGAAATGGCGTTCCTGCGCGCGGCGGAGCTGACGATCGAAAAAGGCTTCAGGTACTTCACGATCCTCGGGGAATCGTCGGCGACGAACAGCACGGCGGTGCCCATGCCGGCGCAAAACTACACGACCGGGGCTATGAATTCTTATGGGGGCTTCCAGGCGCGCACCACCACCGCTGGCGGCGTGCCGCTTGTGATCCGCACGCCTTCGGCACGGTTGCACATCGGCATGACCAACTACAGGGATATGGCCGGCCGAACCATGTACGAGGCAGCAGGGATCGTCGCCGACCTGCGGCCGAAGTACGTCCGCCCTGCCCCGTAGCCATCTTCGTCAGGCCATGCCCTCTTCCAGCAGGAGGGCGACCACGAGCAGCGGTCCGGATTTGCGCAACAGGCTCGAGTGACTGACTGCGCGCGCGACGTTCTTGGCCAGGAACACGCCGCCCAACGCTGGGCCAAAACTCCTGGCAGCCCACCCGTTGCGCATGGCCGCCCACGTCTTGCGCAACCCCAGAAATGAGGCGTAGTAGACCTGGTCCCGGTAGGCCTGGGCGAGCAGCTTTGCCACCAGGGCCGTCCGCCTGGCGCTGGCCCTGACCTCTGGCAGGTCTCGGACGCAGTGCAACGTCGCGATGCGCCGCTCTGTGAGGATCGGCTGCTTGGAGCGGTCGGTGGTTACAGACGCATTGGCCCCATCGCGGTGGATGATGGCCGACTCGGCCCCGAAGAAAACAGCCTTGCCAAGGCCCATGAGCTCAAGGAAAAAGACCCGATCTTCACCCAGCTTGAGCTCAGGCCTGAACAGGCGCGTCTTGCCATCGACCACCTGTTTGAACGCGGCAGAGCTCGGCGAGACGAAGTTGCCGCACATCATCTGGTCGTAGGCACTGGGCTTGATGACCAGGCCGCCCAGGCCATCTTCCGCGTGCTGGAGCGAAATTCTGTTCGAGTCGGGCAGGGTCCCTGCCTCCTCCGCCGCCCCTTTGGCAAATCGGCGGGAAATCCCAGTCCAGAGTAGAACAGCGTCTCGGTGCTGCGCTGCTGCGGCGGCCAGGCCAGCGAGGTGGTCTGGCGCGTATTCATCGTCAGCATCGAGCAAGGCGACGTACTCGCCGGAGGCCGCGACCATCCCGATGTTCCTCGCGGTCGAGACCCCCGAGTTCCGAATCGATATTAGCCGCGGCCCCAGCGGGTGTGAGCGCGCTACAGCCGCAGTCTCGTCGCTCGATCCATCGTCAACCACGATCACCTCGAACGGGCGGTAGGTTTGTGCCTGCACGCTATCCAGGGCGCGCCCCAGGCATGTAGCGGCGTTGAAAGCTGGGATGACCACGGAAAAACGCATGCTGCCTCCTTTTGGACAAGAAGGTAACAGACACGGAAGCATTTGTGACCAGACGTAGCGCCGACGTTTGTCGGACGTCATCAGATGTGCTGAGGGCGTGCACCGGCGACCCGGCGCCAGGTCCTGAATGCCTGGGCGTCCGCCTTTTTGCGGAAAAACTTCGAGGAGTAGCAAACAGGATTGCAAAAACACTTGCGCAACAGCAAACAGGTTTGCATAATGGATTCCAGCACGAAAACAGGCCTCCGGCCGGTACGTGTTGGCGCCACGGGATCGGCCGAGCCGCCTCAAGTTCCTGCAGCAAGCACGGCTGGCTAAACACAGGGCACCGCGGGCGGCAGCGGGATAGAAGAGGTCGTCGGTGCGAAGGCTAGTAGCGCAATGCCCCCGGATGGGACCAGGCAACGTGAACGAGATAGGGCGCCGCATGCATGCCGGACTTGAGCCGGCAGCAGGCGAGCAACCACAGCACCGCGAAATCCATCCGCTGGGTTCGATACGGCGGTGAGGCATTCCGGGAGGCCAAGAGACACAACGACCGATCGGCCCTTCGCAAGAGGGGCGGAACACAAGAGCCCTCCGACGAGGGCTTTTCTGTTTCTCACCGAGGCCCGCCGCGCGCGGGCTTTTTTGCGGCCGCGCGCCGCGTCCATCACAGAAGGCAGGAGGCAACCATGGGCCGCTACACCGACGACTTCAAGGCGGCAAACGCCATCAGGGCGGAAAGCGAACGGCGCGCAGTCGCTCCTGCCGTCGACGAGGACGGCTTCACGGTCGACTACCACCTCGCGCAGGTTGACATCGCCCTCGCCAGCGTCAAGCACGCCCACAGCATGGGCGTCGAGGGCTCCTTCCAGTTCGAGGCCGGCCAGGCAGTCGCACACCTGCAGCAAGCCATCGCTCTGTCCGTCATCAAGGAGGCAATGCAATGAACACGCTCGACGCCATCCCGGCCGCACAGCTGGCCCAGCAGTTCGAGCAGCGCAAGCCGCTCCCCTGCCCCTACGACGACCCGCTCCACATGATGGAGCAGATCGGCGGCGGGTTCATCAAGTCGCTGGTGCGCTGCTACTACATGGCCGACGAGCGCCGCAAGGCCAAGCTGCGCGAGGCCTTTGCCGACGACTTCGAGCGCTACGAGCGCAACTTCGCTGCGGCGTCGCGGAGACCAGCATGAACACGCGCCGCCATCCGCGCTCGCTGCAGGAGGCCTTCGGTCCCTACACCAGCACACACATCGAGGAGCCCCGGCCGGCTCGCATGTGCCGCGAGGACAAGGCCATCACCGCGTTCTGCCTGGCCGTGCTGGCCGGCGTCATCGCGGCTGCCGCGCTGGGGTGGATCTGATGGGCGAGCACCACGAGGCCGCGCCCGCGCCGGCCGACTACTCCACCCGCGCCCAGGACGCCCTGTTCCTGGCCGGCGCCCTCGCCATCACCGCGCTGCAGCTCGCCCTGATCGGCGCCGTCCTGCGCGACCCGTTCGCCTTCTTCTCCATCTTCTTCTAAGCACACCATGACCACTGACCTGATCGAGCGGCCCGCCGCAGCCGTCACCGCCCAGCCCGCCGACGCCGTCGGCACCGCTCTCGCCGAAGTGTCCGCCAGCAACCTGCGGTTGACCGAACTGGCAGCCCTGGCGCGCGGCCTCCATGCCACCTTCAAGGACGTTGCCTTCGACGTGTCCACGACTAAGGGCATGGACGAGGCGAAGCGCGCACGGATGCAGCTGCGCACTGAGGCCCGCTTCCCGATGCAGAAGCTGAAGGAAGACGGCTCCAAGATGCTGGGCACGATGCAGCGCCAGTTCAATGCGCGCGCCGGGGAGCTAATCGCAGAGGTCGAAGCTTACGAAAAGCCGATCGACGACCAGATCAAGGCCGAGGAGGAGCGCAAGGCCGCCGAGAAGGCCGAGCGCGACCGCAAGGAGCGCGAAGCAGCTGCTGCGATTCAGACGCGCATCGACCTCATCCGCTCGTTTGCAGTCATCCCGTCCGGCGTCAAGGCCGCCGGCATCGCAGTCGCAGCGGACAACCTGCGCGCCATCGAAATCACCCTGGAGGCTTTCGGCGACCGGGCCGGAGAGGCCGCCCAGGCCAAAACCCAGACGCTAGACCGTCTGGACGAGATGCACGCCGCCGCCGCTGAGCATGAGGCCGAGTTGGTCCGGATGGAGGAAGAGCGCGCCGAGCTGGCCCGCCTGCGCGCGGAGGCGGAAGCTCTGGCCAAGGCCGAGCGCGAGCGCATAGCCGCGCAGCAGAAGGCCGAAGCCGAGCGCCTGGCAGCCGAGCGCGCTGCATTCGAGGCCGAGCAAGCTGCGGCCCGCGCCGAGGCCAAGAAGCGCGAGGACGCCGATCGCGCCCGCCGCGATGAGGAAGACCGCCTGGCGCGCGAGGCCCGCGCCGCAGAGGACAAGCGCATCGCCGACGCGCGCGCTGCGCTGGAGGCCGAGCAGCGCGCCGTGCGCGAGGCCGAGGAAGCCCGCGCCGCAGCAGCACGCAAGGCCGAGCAGGACGCGGCAGACGCTGCAGCCGCAGCCGAGCGTAAGCGCCTGGATGAAGAGGCCGCGGCCCGCCGTGCCGACCAGCAGCGAATCGCCGACGAAGCACGCGCAGCTGCCGAGGCCCAGGCCGCGGTGGCCGCGAAGGCTGCAGCCCGCATGGCCGCCGCGCAGCGGCACGGCCCGATGCTGATGGACGTCCTGAAAGGCACCGTGGAGCCGTACCTGGAAGGCGGATGCGGGGCCGTCTCTACCAACACCGTGCGCCGAATCGTCCGCACGGCCATTGCAACCGTGGAAGCAGAAGGAGGTGCCGCATGAACGAGATCATTGAAGCCGAGCCGCGCGCTACAGCCGTTGCCGCCGCTCCGGAACCCCAGGGTGGCCCGCTGGCCATGGCGATGCAAGCCATGAAGGCCGGCATGTCCATCGCCGACATGCGCGCCATGCTGGACCTGCAAAAGGACTGGGAGGCCAACGAGGCTCGCAAGGCCTACGTCCAGGCCATGGCGGACTTCAAGCGCAGCCCGCCCGAGATCTTCAAACGCAAGGAGGTCGCGTTCAGCGGCACGCAGTACATGCATGCCACGTTGGGCGATGTCACGGCGGCCATCATGCAGGCGCTCGCCGAGCATGGCATCAGCCATCGCTGGGACACGGTGCAGCAGGACGCGCGCATCATCGTGACGTGCACGCTGACCCACAAGCTGGGCCACAGCGAGGCAACCACGCTCGAAGGCGCGCCGGACGACAGCGGCAAGAAGAATCGCATCCAGCAGGTCGCATCGACCGTTACCTACCTGCAGCGCTACACGCTCCTGGCGGCAACTGGCCTCGCCACGAAGGACATGGAAGATGACGACGGGCGTGGCGGCGGCGATGCCTACGACGGCGCCGGCCTCCTGCAGGACTGGATCGCGAAAGCGAACTCCGCGGTCAACTTAGAAGCCCTGAATGCGACGCGCAAGATGGCCGGCGCAGAGTTCAGCGCGGCCGGCGATGTGGCTGGCTGGGACGCCTTCAAGATGGTGGTAGACGCCAAGCGCGCCGCGCTGACTGGGGCTGCAGCATGAGCCGCTTCATCGTCAGCCCGCACGCCCAGGGCACTGAGGGCTGGAAACTGGACAGGCTGGGCAAGGTCACGGGCTCCGCCTGCGCCGCGGTGTTCGCCACTGTGAAATCCGGCGAGGCCGCCACGCGCGCGAACCTGCGCATGTCGCTGGTACTGGAGCGCCTTACCCGCGTGCCGGCGCCACAGGGCTTCCAGGAGACGGAAGAAATCGCCTGGGGCAAGGAGCAGGAGCCGCACTCGCGCATGGCCTACGAGCTGGAGCGCGACCTGGTCATTGAACAGCAAGGCTTCGCGTACCTCCCCGACATCGCGGCCGGCTGCAGCATCGACGGCCGGATCGTGGAACGCGGCCGGATCGGCTTCTGGGAGTCCAAGAGCCCCAAGTCCAAGAACCACTACGCCTACCTGCGCGGCGGCGTCGTGCCGGCCGAGTACATGCCCCAGGTGATTCACACCTTCTGGGTCACGGGCTACGAGTTCTGCGACTTCCAGTCGTTCGACCCGCGCATGCCGCCCAAGCTGCGCACCTTCATCACCCGCATCGAGCGCGCGGCAGTTGCCGACCACATCGAGGCGCACGAGCGCGGCGTCCTTCAGTTCCTCATGGAAGTGGACGCCGAAGAAAAGCAAATGCGGCTGCTGGCCGCCTGAAAGACACCATGGCAACTCTGACCGGACTTTTCACCATCGGGCGCAATGCCGAGCTTCGCGCCACATCAGGCGGCGGCCAGGTCGTTCAAATGAGCGTGGCCTACAACTACGGCCGCAAGGGCGAGGATGGCCGCAAGCCCTCGCAGTGGGTCAAGGTATCAATGTTCGGCAAGCAGGCCGAAGCGCTGGTGCCGTACCTGTTGAAGGGCAAGCAGGTTTCTCTGGTGATCCGCGAGCTGCACGTCGTGACGTTCGAGAAGCAGGATCGCACCATGGGCGTGGCGCTGGAGGGCGTGGCGGACTTCGACGACTTCGCTCGCGGCCAACGCCAAGACGACGCAGCGCCCGCATCCGCTCCGCCGCCGGCCGCACGTCGCCCCCCCGCCCCTTCCCCCGCGCCCGCCGCGCGGCCGGGCGGCTCAAGCGGCTTCGACGACATGGACGACGACATCCCGTTCCGCGACCCGCTCGCCCGCTGCGGCTTCCACCTGGCGGCATGACCAACATGTGCATCTGCGAATGATTGAAAAATGAAGCGTGACGCCTTCACCCTGCCGCTGGCATTCCCCGGCGAGCTCATCATCGACAACTTCGCGGGCGGCGGCGGCACCAGCACCGGGCTGGAGCGCGCCTTCGGCCGGCCCGTGGACATCGCCATCAACCACAACGCGGAAGCGCTGGCGATGCACGCCGCGAACCACCCGCACACCCGGCACCTGTGCGAAAGCGTCTGGGACGTGGACCCCATCGAGGTGACGGGAAACCAGCCCGTCGGCCTGGTGTGGCTGTCGCCTGACTGCAAGCACTTCAGCAAGGCCAAGGGCGCCAAGCCCGTGGAGAAGGAGATCCGCGGCCTGGCCTGGATCGGCGTGCGCTGGGTCGTCCGCACCAAGCCGCGCAGCTTCATGCTGGAGAACGTCGAGGAGTTCCAGACCTGGGGGCCCTTACTGACCGACGAGCACGGCGACACCTACCCCGACCCGGCCAAGAAGGGCCAGACCTTCCGCGTGTTCCGCCAGATGCTGACCACCGGCGTGCCGCTGGCCGAGCGCGACGGCAACGAATCCATCGAGGATGCGCGCGCCGCGCTGTGCACCGGGCCGCTGGCCTTCACCGAGGCCGAGTTCTCCATGGCCCTGGATGGCATGCACTACACCGTGGAGTGCGCCGAGCTCAAGGCCTGCGACTACGGCACGCCCACGATCCGCAAGCGGTTCTTCATGGTCGGCCGCCGCGACGGCCTCCCCACCATCGCCCGGCCGCCGGTCACCCATGCGGCTCCGGACAGCACGCCGGTCCAGGCCGGCAAGCTGCAGCCGTGGCGCACCGCAGCCGAGTGCATCGACTGGTCGATCCCCTGCCCCTCGATCTTCGAGCGCACCCGCCCGCTGGCCGACGCCACGCTGCGGCGCATCGCCAAGGGAATCATGCGGTACGTGGTCAACGCCGAGCGCCCGTTCTTCGTGCCGGCCACCAGCACGGCGCCGTTCATGACCGAGCATGCCAACAGCTCGACGCAGCGCGTGTTCTCGCTCGAGGAGCCGATGCGCACCCAGTGCGCCCAGGTCAAGGGCGGCCACTTCGCGCTGGTGTCGCCGACGCTCGTGCAGACCGGCTACGGCGAGCGCGAGGGCCAGGCGCCGCGGGCGCTGGACATCGGCAAGCCGCTGGGAACCGTGGTGGCCGGCGCGTCGAAGCACGCGCTGGTGGCCGCCTTCCTGGCCAAGCACTACACCGGCGTCGTCGGCAGCGACCTGAACGAAAGCATCGGCACCGTCACGGCAGTGGACCACCACAGCCTGGTGGCGGCCAGCCTGGTGCACATGGGCCACGGCGAGGGCAAGGACGGCACGAAGCGGTTCAGCCACGGCGTGCGCGACGTGACGGCGCCGCTCAACACCATTGCCGCGTCGGGCATGCCGGCCGCAGTGGTGACCAGCAACCTGGTGAAGCTGCGCGGCACCAGCAGCACCGCCGGCACCGATGAGCCGCTGCACACGGTCAGCGCCGGCGGCCAGCACCACGCCGAGGTGCGCGCGTTCCTGCTGAAGTACTACGGCACCGACCAGGACCCGCAGCTGACCGACCCGCTCGCGACGATCACCACGAAGCACCGCTTCGGGCTGGTGACCATCCACGGCCAGGACTACCAGATCGTGGACATCGGCCTGCGCATGCTGACGCCGCGCGAGCTGTTCACGGCCCAGGGCTTCCCGGCCGACTACATCATCGGCGACGACGAGAGCCAGGGCCTGGTGCTCACCAAGACCGCGCAGGTGCGCATGTGCGGCAACAGCGTCTGTCCGCCGCTGGCCGAAGCGCTGGTGCGGGCCAACTTCGCCCACGAGGCCGAGATCTACGGAAGGCAAGCAGCATGACCGAAAAAACTACCCCCCAAGCAGGCGGATACAACCCCGCCGACCACGACAAGCGCTGCCCGCGCGCCATGGACATCAGCGTGCGCTGCAACTGCGGCGCGGAGCCGGCCGAGAACCCAGGCGTGGCCGCCCTTCGCTCTGCCGCCGTCGCGGCTTTGGGCATGTGCGAGCGCATCACGACCCAGTACAAGGGCATCAAGTACGGCGTGGACTTCCAGGCCCTGCAGGCTGCGCTGGAGAGGGCGCTGGATCTGCACTCCAGTCTGACCCAGGCCGTTGCTGGTGCTGCTGCGGCCGGGGAAGATCAAGTTTCGCTTCCTGCGAAATGGTTTGCCGAGCTTCTTGCCCTGTGCGGCCCCGAGCAGCACGAGCTGCGCGCCCGCGTGATGGCCAGCGTGCAGCGCCTAGATGCTGCGGCTGCGCCCGCCCGCGACCCGCGCGACGAGGAAGCGTGGCAGGCGCTGGGCTTCCTGTCCGGCCTGCACGGCTGCATGACCATCGACCCCGACCAGCCGATGAAGATGGCCGAAGCGATCTTCGAGCACGTCCAAGGCGAGATCAAGCAATGGCGCGAGGTGGCCGAACGGTGCCGGGCTGAGCTCGTGTCTCTGGCGGCCGAGCGCGGCGAGTTGGCGCGCTGGAAGATGGACCAGGCCGCAGCCCGTACTGCCCAACAGGGAGCCAAGGCATGAGCGGAACTTTGCTTCCCTGCCCCTTCTGCGCAGCCGCCGCGATGTGGTGCGCCGACAAGGCCGGCGCCAACTGGATCCAGTGCAGCAAGTGCCTGTGCTCCACTATCCAGCGCTTCAGCATCATGGACGACTGCCGGCCACTGCTGGCGGAAGCCTGGAACCGACGGTCCGCGCCGGCCATTGCCGCCGACACGGCAGATGCGGCCCGGTATCGCGAGCTGCGCGAACAACACGAAGGGCGCGACAGCGGCGAATCCCTTTGCGTCTTCCAACCCGACAGCAGCCTGGATTGCCTCAACCCTGTTGGCGCAATGCCGGGCGAGCTGGACGCGGTGCTAGACGCCGCAATTTCAATCCGCCAACAAGCCACATTGCGGAGAATGACGACCATGACCTCGCACGAACTGGCCCGCCTGCTGCTGACACTCCCGGACCTTCCGGTGGCCACGCACGCCAACAACCACACCGCACGCTGCGACTCTCCTGCGTGGGGACTGCTGAAGGTCGGCCGCCTCAACCGCGACCAGATCATCGTCGGCAACTTCTCGCGAAAACGCATCAACTACCCGAACGATCACATCGTGGAGGTCTACACCGACGGCGAACGAGCCACGCCGGAAGACTGGTGGTGACCCCTGACGCGATCCAGCACCTGCCGAGGGATGCCGTATAGGACGCCCCTGCAACCAGCAACACCGAGCCCGCCACGTGCGGGCTTTTTGCTTTTCGGACACCATGACCACCGAGACCCTGAACTCTGACCAGTGCGGCGAGCTGCTGCACTGCACATCGAAGCACGTTGAGGAGCTGGCCCGCGAGGGCGAGATCCCCGGCACCAAGATCGGCCGCGAGTGGATCTTCGTTCGTGCCGACTTGCTGGCCTACCTCGCCGAGCGAGGCCGCGAGGAGGCAGCTGAGCGCCGGCGCAAGCGCACGGCTGGCGCCGCGCAGCCGACGCCTATCAAGTCCCGGCGGCGCGTGCCTCCGGCGCTGTTCCCTCATTGACCCAAAGCCGGGCCGCCAGGTCCGTGCCGCGGAAGCTGGCGTACCGATGCGCCATGGTGGAGTTCGGCGCCCACCCCATGATGCGGTTGATCTCCTCCAGTCGGAAGATCCAGTTGCCAGCGGCATCACGCAACTCCAGCCATCGGCAGGTGGCCTCGTGGCGCAGGTCGTGCTCGTGCAGATCTGGGCAGTCGGCCTGCCTGAAGGCGTGCTTGAAGCGGTCCGACAGCCGCTGTGTCACCTGCGTGAGCGTCATGTCCGGCTCCTCCTCCATGAAAGGAAAGAGGTTGGCCGCCGGCAACAGGCTCCGCGTCGACAGGTAGTTGACCAGCGCCTGGTGCACCTCCGGCCGCATCGGCACATCCCGAAACTTCACCCGTCCGCGCCACTGCTTGGTGCTGCGGACGCGCATCACCTTGCCGACCAGATCGATCTGGCCGCGCGTCAATGTGTAGGCCTCCCGAAGGCGCACGCCCGAGTAGACGATCAGCAGGAACATCGTCAACAGCGCGTTGCCACCCTTGAGCATCAGCGGCCGCTCGCGGTCCTCGCGCTGATAGCCAGACAGCGCCCGGACGATCCGGTCCTGCTCGCCAGGGCCCAGGCGTCGGTCTCGCGACACATCCACCTTGACCTTCTTGCCTGCCGCCGTGACAAGCTTGGCGTCCAGTTCGTTGTAGGTGCTGTACCCCTTGGGCAGCAGCTTGACTGGGTTCTGAAACTTGATCCCAGGGTTGTTGCGCAGGTACTCATCGATCGCCCGGCCCAGGCCCTGTACGCGGTGCCGGATCGAGTTCGGCGCCAGGTTGCGCTCGGTCTTGAGCCGCAGCACGTACTTCATCAGCCAGCCGTAGTCGGCCTCTTCAAGCAGCGTCGCGCCGACTTCGGTCACCACCGAGCCCAGCGGCGAAGCGGCCGACGGCGCGGCAAGGCCGCTGTTCGCGTACTGGCGCACGATGAACCCGAGGTTCTTGCCCTGGGCCGCCGGCTTCATCAACTCGGCCGGCGGGGACACTCCCGCCATCTTCATCAGCTTCCACTGTTCCGCGTAGGTGATCGCCTCCGCTTCCGTGTCGAAGGTGAAGTACTTGCGCCCGCCTGGCAGCGTCGGATGGCGCAGCCCAATCTCCCATTTCCCTGAGTCTTTTTTTCTTGGTCTAGCCACAGCCTCTCCTCATAAATCGGATGGCTATGCTATCCGTTGCATGGCGTTCCGGCCGCCAATTTGTGGCGGCTGGAGACGTTCATGAAGGTATTCGAGGGGCGCGGCAGCAAGCCAGTACCAGCGTAACCCGTTGATTTTGCTCAGATGCGCCATATCAGAGCGCAGCGCCCCAACGGCTACAAGGTCGAACTGATCCAACGCGCGGACGAGGCCGGCGGCGGCGGGCTGCGCTGAACCGCCGGCAGGCGCCTGCGCCGCGCAGCGCTACTCTGCGCTGACGCCGGCCGCCTTGATCACCTTG